TTTATAAGTGATTTTATCAAATAATTTAATTTCCTTTAATAAATCTTCCATTTCTAATCCTAAAATCCAAGAATCAATTGAAGCATTTTCATCACGATTTAAAATAGCTAACCAAGTATGATTTCCATCCAATACATATAAATCAGATGAAACTAATAGAGGTTTTTCACGGGCTTCAATAGGCATAGAAACCATCCATTCTTTTACTTTATCATGGTTGATTTCATTTTGAGCGGCAAGAAGTTGATTTGCAGGAATTTTTACTCTTTGAATAGAAATATTACGAAGATCTAATAAACGCAAAAATTCTGGATAATTTTCTTTCTTGATTTGGGGCATTTGAAATCGTGGAATATTTAAATGCCCACGCGGAATAATAAGGTCTTTAGATTCAAGGATTATTTCCCGAATCCTTGATAAAGTTTTCATTTAATGTCTTACACATTCCTTAATTAATTGGACAGTTTCATGAAGACCTAATTTATCTAAAGGATATGCAGGTGGAGGGTTATTATTATTTTCTTCATGATATCCACTTCGCATATGTTGTTTGGCTTTTTTACGAGCTACAGCATCACGTAATGACATATCTGAAGAACCTGGTTTATAAATTCCATTACCAGTCGTATGAGATCCATTAAGGCCTAAATGTCCAGCGGCTCTTTCAGCATCTTTTTGGTTTGGAAATTCATAAGGAAGAAGCTTTTTAGTTTCTCTTTCTTTTTCTTCCGCTTTCTTTTTATCGGCAGCTTTTTTCTTCTTTTCATATTGTAACCGATTATCATTTTGTTTTTGACCAGAAGCTTTTTGTTCTTGAGATTTTTGGTCTTTTGTTTCTGATGATTGTTGTCGGTTATAATCAGATGGTTGGTTTGCTTCTTCAATCCTTTTTTCTTTATCAGTTTCACCTTCACGATCAGGCGCACCAGGAAGGATTGCTTGTTCCCAATGTGTTTTCCAAGGATTCCCACCACCATCTTCTTTGAGGTGTTTAAAGTATTCAACCTGCGCCTCTCTCTTTTTGGCTCCAGCTTTAGAATGATAAGTACCAAGATTTTTTCCAGATTTTTTGGATTTTAATTCAAATGAAGAACCTTTTTTAACAATATGTTCATCAAGAGAATCTTTTACATCTTTACTTCCATCATTGTATGGACAACACACTGGGCATTGAACCAGATGGTATCCATCTTCAGAAGGAGTATCTACTTCAGCTTGTACCCAAAGTGAATGCAGTGGTTCAACCATACAAGCTTTAGATACGGGGCACCAACCTGTTCCTTCGCAATAATCACAACCATTATGAGTTCCGAAAACCACTTCCCGATCTTCAGATAAATTAAATTCATCTTGAAAATATTTGTGCTGTTTTTCTTTTTCCTTCATTTCGCAATAATGGGAAAATGAATAAGATGGAGCGGTATGAATGTTCTCCATTACATGTTCATTTGCCAATCTATCCCCGAAATTTGTATCTCGTGCCAATTTCATGAGAGTTCTCCTACTTCTATGATTACACTACTATTTATCAATTCTCAATATTCAATAAATAGTAATAGGACCAAGTAGTGTCATTAGCACCACATGGTCCCTAAACAAAGCAATAGAAAGGTTCTATCGCATATGTCTAAAAATATTTATCTCATTTACAAACATACAAGTCCTTCAGGAAAATCTTATATCGGATATACGTATAAAACAATTGAAGAAAGATGGAAAATACATCTAAATGATTCAAAGCGGGGATTAAGAAAATTTCATAAAGCAATCCTAAAATACCCCAATGAAAATCAATGGCTTCATAAAGTCCTAATTAATAATATTCTGACCCTACAAGAAGCCAAGAAATTAGAAATTGAAATGATTGCGAAGTATGATACTTATCATAACGGATATAATATGACTCCTGGTGGAGATGGTTCGGGACATATATCCGAAAAAACAAAACAAAAAATGTCAGAAATACATAAAGGTAAAATTCCCTGGAATAAAGGAAAGAAAGGATTACAAATGGCTTGGAATAAAGGAATAAAATGTTCTAAAGAAACAAGAAAAAAAATTTCAAAATCTTTAATTGGAAATAAAAGAAATGTTGGACGAAAACATTCTCAAGAAAGTAGAAAGAATATGTCTTTGGCCGCTATGGGGAATAAAAGTCATTTAGGATTTAAACATTCAAAAGAAACCAAACAAAAAATGTCTCAATCACATTATATTTACTTATCCAGGAGACCAGAAACGGTATCCAAGTAAAGTGACCTATTTTGTTCCAAATTGGTCCCCAATACAATGGAATTGAAAGTCTCAAAGTCACCGGCTTTAGCGGCCTCTCGTGCTTGAGTGGCATTCATATCATTCACAGGACCACGAGGTAATCCAAATTGACGGAAAATTAATTCTTGAACACCGGGAATCCTTTTCTTTGGATCTTTATGATTGATATATTGTTTCCATGTTTCATATTTCTTCAATTGATCTGAACCACAATAAAAAATTACTCTTTCATAACCAGCATCTCCTAATTGGCAAACTGCAAGAAATGGATTATTTACAGGATTTACTCCTCTCGAAATTGTAAGACCACATTTCCACAAATAATCTTGACGAGCTTGAAAAGAAAGAGGATTATTTTTATGATCTTGCTTAGGAGAAATGAAAATACTAACAGGACAATTCCATATTTTATCAGCTTCAGTTTGCATTGCCCAAAATAATTCACCATGAGCACGTGTAGGTGGTTGGAATCTTCCATAAGTGACTACAATAGTTTTCATGATTAATTCTCGTATGTAGTCCACTTTTCATTTAATTTAAATTCCCGCTCATCAATTACCTTTTTCAACCAAATAGCCAATTGATATTCATTATCTGTCAACGGGCGCCTTAATATTTCAATACTACGTAACATACTTCGGAGCTTTTCAATTTTCATTTTCTTTTCCATTCCATATCATAATTAAAATTTGCTTTGGAAAACGTATAACGATCTACCAATTTAATTGTATATCCCAATGACTTTACTACATACCCTTCATGGCCACATGGTGTTCCATCAGGTAAATAAATATTAACAGATATATTTAATTTATCTAATTCTCGAACCAATATTACTTTCAACCTCATTAAATCCAAATAATAATTGAAAATATCACCACAATATACTAGTAATCCGGCCATATATTTGGTCATTTTTTCAAAAACAACATTTTTTCCTTTTTCTGTTTTTAAAGTTTCTTGATGTTTTGTATAATCCCTAATTACAAAAGACAGAAATTCATTACTATATGGAAGTTTATCATTTCGGATACAATCATTAATATACAATTGGAATAAATCATTAGATCCTAAAGTAGCTAATGCAGTTTTAGAAATATCAATTGCTCTATGACGTAATGAAGAAATTGCAGTTTCAATTTTTCCCCAATCTCCGGGAGCTATCATTTCTTCTTCTGGAAGTTCTGGTTCAAAACAATAAATTTGTTCTTGAAATGCATTTTCTGGAGCATTTGCTCCAAAATTAGCTTCCATATCTTTTATTTTATTTCCAGTATATGTGGTATGAAATACACAACCAATTTGACAAGACCGTATATATTTCGAAATTATGAAATGATGAGGAATTTTATAATTTAAAGTATTTGGTTGAAATGAAATTTCACCACCTGTGCGGTACTTTGTCCAAAGAACATCTCCTTGAATAATTTGTGGAATATCACAATACCATAATCTATCATAAAGTTCCATTAAAGTAATTTGAAGTCCTTTTGATTCATGGTTTTCTAAAATATCAGCATGACAATAATTTATTTTCCCTGAAAATACACTTTTTGTTCCTACAAAAAATCTTTGATTTTCAGGATTTTTCCCACAAATAAAAGCCGGAGCACCATCCCATTTAACTGATATTCTGGTATTAGAAGTGTTTATACCACATAAAAAGTGATATACTTGTTCCAAAATATTCAATGGAATAAATGGATCAGCTTTTGTAAAACATAAATCTTCTACATGCTGCAAATGAATATTCTTCATACTTACATATTATCAGATTTTTTCATTAATGTCAAGTGGCTTTACGAATATTTTCTAATGTATAATTTGGAGAAACATATTGTTTTGCAGTTTGTGCTTCTTGATTTTCTAAAAGAATATGGCGTTTAGCTATAGTTTTCTTTGTTACAGCCAATACACCTAATCCTTTTAATAGGTATTTTGGATTTTTATTTTCAAAATTTCTAATTTGAAAAAATGGATAATCTTCAAAAGGAACATCATTTAAATTTTGAATAATGGTTTTACATTCTAAAATTAATGTATTAAACCTATAATCCCAATCAAAATATCTTGTTTCCCAAGTTTGTTTAATAACCGCACCATGTTTATAAATATCATCACCAAAAATTACATCTTGAGCTTCTTGGGAAGAAGTTTGAATATCTATTTCTGGATCCAAATTATATATACCATTCTTATTTTTTAATTTCACCAATTTTGGATAAGTATCTAATACATATTCAAATACATGTTGAGTAATTTCTCCCCAATATGTTTCTGGTGATTCCCATCCAGGCGCATCAGCTTGTTTGATTGAAATTGGAACTATACCTCGATACGTAACCAAATTCATATTACTTTTTAAACGTTCTTTAGTTTTTTTGGTACTTACATCAATAATATCAGTAATATTTTTAACAAAAAAATCTGTTCGTCCATTAACTTGGAATTCAATATTAATATTTTTATATACTTCCAAATATTCATGAATTGCATTATAAAAATCTAATTCATTTTTTCTTCCTGCAGACATTGTAGGTAATTTAATTGTATCTTTAATTCTTGCAAAAATTTTAAAATCTCCTACTTCAATATACCGATATTCTGGTAAGTAAGGACCTTCATGTTCTAATTCTTTCATTTTAGGATTATAAATTCTTAAAGCATCAAAAATAGGTTTAACAAAATTAATAATTTCTTTTTTATTTTTAACCATAATATAAAATGCTTTAGGAATACCTATAAGAGGTTCATTTAAAACATCTTTATATCCTAATTTAGTTATAATTTGTTTTATGGTAGCTGAAGATAATTTGGCAGTAGGTGAAACTGGGAGTCTAAGAGAAATAAGATGAGTTTTTTTATTAAATTCAAATTGGCTACCCAATACTTCTGTTTTTGGATCTAATATATAATTATATAAATCTAATATCCATTTTTCAAATGATTTATGAAAAATTTTCCCACAAAAAACTTCAGCCACAAATTCTGTAGAATTTACCGCAGCATATTCACTAACTTTATCTTCTATATCTCGTTTCAATTTAAGAGAAAATGAAGTCTCTTTTGAAAATGTTTTACTTTGTGTTTTTTCATGATAAATATGTCCTAATTCATGCCATATTAAAGCTTCTTTATCATTATCAATTACATAAGAATGGGTAATTGTAGGATTTAAAAATAATCCTGTATTAATTCCCATAAAATGATCAATATGATCATAATAAGCATATAATTCCATTGAATTATCAACTTTAATTTCAGGAGGTAATTTCAAATTTTTTTGTTTAGCTTTTTTAAAAACACCTAAAATTATATCCAGAATTTTAATAGAACAATCATTTTTTAAAAATTCTCCATTTCTTGGATGATCTGAAAAAGATATAACAACACCTAATTTTTTAAATTCAGCAATTAATCTATCAGGAGAATTATCTGGTAAATGATCTAAATCTAAAAGTTTCCCAGAAACATTTGTTTTACCAAATAAAATCATTGCAGCTATTCTATGATTTCCATCAATAATATATTTTTGATTATGATATTGGATTACATAAACGGCATCTTCTCCACTTGTTGATGTTCGTAATTGTCCTTTTTGAATGATTCTTACCAATCGTTCAAAATTACTATAGGATAATACATCTTGTAAAGATAATAAGTTACTAAAATTGATTTGGGTAGGTTTCGCAAATTCGAATCCAATATCTTCGAATTCTTTAGTAGGAGTAGGAAAATTTCTTTGGAGGATTTCTGTTATATCTTCAAGGATGGAACCAGCATTACTGGGTTGTTTAATAAAATTTTCAAACAACCCATTATAACTTTTAGTTTTTATTTCTGCGAGTTTAGTATCAATATCTAGCATTCTTTAATATTTAGACTTTAAAATCGGAGAATGTTTTCTTTCCACGCAACCCAAATTTCCTGGTTTGTAGATTTTTATAACCAGGTTCATATGGTTGGCTTCCATGTCTCTTGGATACATCACGCTTCATTTGTTGTTCATCTTGTTCAGGGGGATCATCTTCTCTTGTTTGGCCACGTTGTTCTACATCATACCAACGGAATTTCTTACGATCTAATCCAATAAAAAATCTTTTGTTTTCACTTGCATCTTTATATCTATTCTTGTGCTGAATAATCTTCATTTGTCCTAATTCACGCAATTTATCGGTACAAATTAAAAACCATGCAAGATCAACAGTTGCTAATAAACCAACTTTACTACCAGCTACTTGAGTAATTGTAGGATCTGTAGATTCAATTCCAGCGGCATCAAGTTGCGTTGCGCTCCAAATAGGAACATTATATTCTTGGGCTAATGCCCTTACTTCTTCAGCAATTGCCAAAATTGTAATGTGTGTTTTATCGCTTGCTTTAATACGGCAAGATGCCATCAAGTTCATTGAATCAATGATAATAACATCTGGAATAAATTGTTTTTTTAATTTCAATTCTCCTAATAATGCTCGAATATTATTTACATGGATTGAACCTGCTGGATATTCTTTAGTTTCTAATTTACCTGGAGTACTTTCACGTGCCTTTTGTATCTTCTTTAAGAAAATTTCCTTCGGAAGATCTTCAATAGTATCAATTGAAGTATCCAATAAATTACAATCAATTCTCAAATTGATATTTACTTCTGAAACTTCTAAAGTAATATAAAGAACATTCTTTCCCGCGCACATATAGGATTTTGCAAGATGACAAAGACCTAATGTTTTACCAACATAAATTCCACCAACCAAAAGATTGAGAGTTTTGGAAGGTACTCCACCTTTTGTTACCTTATTACAATATGAAACATCAAAAGGTAATTTATATTCATCCGCATGTAATGTATCATATCGGAATTCTGCATCATTAAAATAATCATGACCAATGGAAGGATCAAATGAAACTGCTAAAGCGTTTTCAAAAATATGTGGAATCGCACCTGAATCTAGTTTTTTATCTTTCCCTTCCAAAATCGCAACAGATCTATAAGCAGCGCAAACAAGTGCCTTATCTTTACAGAATTTCTCGGTCTCATCTATTAACCAATCTAATTCAAATTTTTCACTATCATCTTCCAATTCTGTTAAAGTTTCCAATACTTCTTTATATGTTTCTTCAACTACATTTTCCTTTTCAATCGATACAGCAATAACTGAAATTGTTGGAAGTTTATTGTATTCGGCAATATAATTTACGGTATGAGTAAAAATTAATTTCTCGTGAGTCTGTTTAAAATATTCCTCTTTTAAATAAGGAATAATTTTACGAGTATATTCCTCATTATGAAATAGTTGGCGGAGGATAATTGTTTCTATTCTAGTGTCTGACATTGTTCTCCTGAGGAGTTAATTTCCAACCTTCTTCTTGTTCGCAAACCAATTCAAGTGCTATAGCTGCTACTATCCGAGAAAGTGCTTTCGATTTTTCACATTCTCTAGGATTATGCCCTGCATAATGTAGAATTCTATAATCATAACAAAACTGTGGTTGTCCTGGTCTATAATCCATTTCTTTTACAGGTATAATTTTAATTTTCTCTGCGACCTGGATTTTAAGTCCTTTATAAGGCCCCATATTTAATGTTACGAGATAAGGATTTGATTCATTATTGGTATAATATCCTTCTGGTAATATTCTTTTCATTTACTACACCTCGCAAGTCTTGCACGCCAATTAATACGGCATTTCTCCATATCGTGGCGGTTTTCTTGGATTATTTTATCTTTTTGGTGTTCTGATATTGATGGAGCCAACGGGCCGAATAATTTATAGGACTTCTCAATAGGAAACTTTTTGAGATATAAACCATCGTCAGCATCTACAATATATTTTTTAGCAGCATCTTTATTTACCAGAATACCACACTGTTCCTCAAGTACCATAATAAATTGGGAATAGTCTTCAGGCAAAACATTGTAATGATTATTCCCACGGAACTTCATTAACTGGATTCCCTTAATACATTCTCTCCAACCAGTCTTACCATATAAAGCATGAGAACTGTATTTCACTTCAACATATAAATCAAATTTAGGAACATAAAGATCTCGTCCTTGTTCATCTTTAAACTGGATCTTTCCGTTACTAAAATCAGCAATACTATGTTCTAATTCATCTGCTTTCAGGAAATGACCTTTATTGGTATTATAGATCAATGGATCTAATGTATAATTGTTATTCACATACATCTGCCAATTTACACCCTTCTCAATATAATTTTCCACCATGTCATATCATAGGTCACATTAGACATTATATAGGCACCTTTCACAATTTATTCAGCATTTAAATGAAAATCAATTACAATCATAGCAATTCTATTTCCTTTACCTGAAACATCTTTTTCAAGTAAAGCATGAACCGGATAAAATCCATCACCATATCCTGTAGAAACACAAACTCCTAATCCTTCATGGCCCGCTTCATAGTTGAAACTTTTCATATATGGGCCTTTTTCATTACTAACATCCAATTCTGGTAATCCATCACCAATATAACATGGATCACCTATCCAACACATTCCTGAATCTACACCAATATGGCCCACTAACTTCCAATTTTCTTTTACTGGTTTCTTTTTCATATTTACTCCGTTGTATGTAATTCGTTTTGAATTTGTTTCACCATAAATCCTAATTTATCTTTATCCAAACCCAATTCTTTTATAGAAACACCTCCCATTAAAGATTTTACAAAATTTTGTTGTGGAGAAGTTAATTTCTTCATCATATCTTCTCTGCGCATATTTTGTTCCACTTGTTCAAATGGCTCATAATAGAAATCTACACCAGCACCATTAAATGGTTTTAGTTTAGATACTCCGCATTCATGGAAGGCTTTCTCAAGTTTAAACTTCTTCAATTCTTTTCTCATAACACCATTATAACACAAAGGGCGCGTGGATAGCAACCTACTTGAAGAATTTGTCTATATCTATAGGTTTATCCTTAATGGCTTGTTTTATGCGTTTATCGGCACCAATATAAATTTTCTTATCCTTCTCTATACCTGTAAATTTTCTATTGGTATTCACACACGCGACGCCAGTAGTACCAGATCCCATACAACAATCTAATACCATATCACCAGGATTTGAATATGTGTTAATTAAATATTCCATTAAGGCCACGGGTTTTTGAGTTGGGTGTAATCCACGATCTTGTGAAAATTCTAAAACTGATATGGGATATCTGGTTCCTTCATTATCAATAGGAGTTTCTTTAGTTTGTTTTATTGATCCCGCTTCCCCACCAGAACGCTTACTATTCCATTTATATGGTTTTCCTTCTCTCATTTGAGGATTATATGTCGGTTGTTTATCATAAAATACCACAACATCTTCGTGGCACTTCATTGGCATATATTTGGCTTGATATGGACTTGTACCATTAGGTTTTTGCCAAACTAAACAATATTTAAACCATTTCAAATTACTATTGATAAGCGTAGTTGTAAAAGGTTGTTGTGCTGTAAAAACATATGCCGCATTTGACTTGGCTACTAATTTCAATTCTTTCCACAATTTATCCAAAGGTAAAATAGAATCCCAAGGACATGCAGTTGTACCATATGGAAGATCAATCAAAACCAAATCCACAGAATGTTTTTCTATTTTGGTAAAACTTTTAAAACAATCTTCGTTATATAATGTGCCCATACAAATATTTATGCAAATCTTTTTTAATAACCTCATTGTTCAACTCTCCATAACAAAATTCAATTCCCTTTTTATGTGTCACTGTCGCTCGAAAATAAGGTACTAATAAACCTCCAAATTTTGGAATAAATTCATTAACAAGTTTTTTAGATTTCTTTATATATTCCAACCAAATAATATAATCATCAATTTTACTAATATGTTCTCCCAAAAAAGCAACAGAAAAATCTGGAGTTATATAAGTATATAATGCGTCATCTTCTTTTTTTACAAAATGACCGTTATACATTGGTTTTACATGGATCCCATGTTTTTTATTTGATTTTTCTTCTATCCGAAAACAGCATTTTCCTTCTTTAAAAATATTTTCAACAGGATCAAAATCTGGAAAATTTTGACTACCTTTTGGTTGTTCTATAAAGTCAGCATCACATTTTATTAAATATTTCTTTGTTGCTACTCCAGGATGTTTATCATATTTTAAATCAAATAATCCATTAACAAAATCATCTATAGTCATAAAATATTTTTCGTCACATCAATCCATTATATACTTAAACCACCTTTCATTTCAATTCAAAAAGTCAAACAATTCTTAATCTTCCTCAACCTCACTCGCTACTTCCTCCGGCATTTCAACCGTCATACCATAATTGAATTCTTTACCGGCAAATACATCAAGCGCCTTCAGCACTTCATCGGTAAAATATACCTCTGGGTTTGCTTCGATCTGTTTTTCAGTTGCTACCTTATCACCAATTCTAATTTTACCACCCTTCTTTGCTTTCTCTTTACCTTCTTTCAGTTTCGCAAATCCTTCTGTTGCTGTTTTCTCTTTCTTCTCTTTTACTCTCTTGAATAGTTCATACTTCAATCCAAGTTCCAGTAATCCATAATACTTATCTAATCCGCCCGCATAATCCAGAGATACATCAATCAATGTATTCTCTTTCGTCAAGCGGCCCTTTTCTAACTTACAGTGTAAAATAACTCCAACTACTTCAGTTCCTTCTTTATCTTTACTCTTACTCAAGAATACTGAAAGCGAATTGGCATATTGTGGCCCACTGCCACCCGATTGGACTGTGTGAGAAAATAGATCTTGAGTCTTATATACATGATTCGTAATAAAGAATGGAATATTTAATAAACCCATTTTCAATGTAATAGTTCTGAATGCTGATTTAATCAACCGGGTTCTGGTCATATCTTGTTTCTCACTACCCGATTCAGCATCTTCCATTTCTTTCTGTGTAGAAAGATTTCCCAAAGAGTCGCATACAAACATCAATTCTTGCCGCTCTGAAGGTTTTGTTTCTTTCACTACGCGCAACATCTTAAGTGATTGAGTCCGGAATTCTTGAACCGTTTCGATAGGAATCACATATACACGAGATACATCAATTCCTCTTGACACCATCATATCTTTTGTAATCGCACCTTCAGTTTCAAAGAACATGATCCCCGATCCCGGGTGCGTATCCAAGAAATGTTTAACCAATGCTAAAATGAAATAGGTCTTACCTGTAGCAGATGGTCCTGCGAAAACAACAATCTTGTTGTTAGGTGCTCCACCAAATAATGAACCACTCCATTGAGCGTTCAATAGATATACACCCGTATCAATCCAACCCGTTACATCGCCTGATATAATTCCATTTGAAGCCGCTTGAGCAAGGTCATTTCCTGTTGCTTTGGCTATCTTTTCAAAAAAGGCGATATTGGCCGTTTGCTTTACTTTCTTTTCCCGTACCTTCTTTTCTCTTACAGGTTTAGGTGCTCTTGGTTTCTTTACCCGTTGAATTTTGTTTGCTGCTTTAATTTTCTTTGGACGCGCCATTCATTCTCTCCATTTGTAAGAAATCTTCATCAGTGGCTATTGATAGTTTCACACCATTTAATTCTAAAAACCGTTTAATATACATCGCTTTGGCAGTTACAGGAGGCCAACAAAAAAATCTTGGAATCATAGGTTTATCTAATCCCTCTTGTGACAATCTTTCCGTTACCCAATCTGGAATAGGTTTAAATAGATAATATCCTTCAGCCATCAAGGCCATATCATCTGCCCATTTAACATCTTGTACCATTGGATATGGTAACCCAAATTTCTCATTGATTACTCGTTCTAATTTAGCTTCGACTTCACGATAACCTTCAAGTGCTTTACTATATTTAACAGGTCGGGCAATATCACTTAAATATGCTTCTGAAGCATCATGGAGCAATCCAGCTAAAGCATTTTCTGGTTGAACTAATTCGCTTACTATTACACAATGTTGTGCCACGGAATAAAATTGATTCACATGACCAGTATATCGGCAGTTATTTCCCAATGCATGGGCAATATCTTGAATATCAATTTCATTAGGATCTGGATTAATTGGGAAAATTTTATGTCCTCTATAAGTACCTATCCAAGATCCTTTTTCATAATTACCTTGGCGATTACTTGCTTTACTATCCGACACTTCACGATCATAAATTTCTTGACCAGTTAATTCTTTAATTTGTTCCATTTACTTCCTACGATTCTTATTTTGTTCACTTCTTGTAGACCATTTAACATTTCCTGGTTTATAATTACCATCATTATCTATACGATCAATTGAATATTCAGGTCCAGGTCTTTTACCAACATCTTTAATAAAATTTTCAAAAGATTTTCTCCATCTACTACAAACAGAAATACCTCTTCCACCATAATTTTTATAACCTTTGGCATTTGGTTCATAGCATCTTTTCAACATATTAATATATGAACCATATGTTATATTATTTCTTTGTGTTGGTATTTCTCTATGGTTATATCTTGAAAAATATCCATGTTTTAAATGTGCTTTTCTATAATTTTCAATATTTTTACATCCACAAGAAATAGTTTTTCTCTTTCTTCTAAACAAAACCAGTGGTAAAATTATTTCTTTCTGACAACCATTACAAAAACATTTCCACCAAGAACAAACTTTATCATTATATGGTTTATAATAACAAAATTCTTTAACAATTAAATATCCAAATTTTCTGCAGGAATATTCAACATACGCCATTTTTTAATTTTTCCTTCAATAACTCATGCAAATATCCTTGTGCATTAAATATAATAGCACATAATGCAGTTTCTTTATTTACTGGTTTACCAGTTTTTTTATCAATTGTAGGATATCCTCTATGTAATTTCCATAAATCCCAAACATGTCGTAACAAAGATTTAATATATGAATTAAAAGTTATACCTAACTGCCAATTATCTCCAGGTCTTTTGGATCCATCCGCTTGTACACTACAACTTAACATATATTCTCCAAATGCTTCTAATACAATTGGAGATAAACAAGCTTCATAATCAATCTTTGATATATCTAAATCTCTGGTTGCTCCAGTTTCAAATTCTCTAACCAATGAAAGTCCTCTAGTCATAGTACCCATTACTGTATGAGATTTATTATCACCTTCTAATGTTTTATATTTCGGATATTCATTATTTTCTTCTATCATTTCTTCTGTATTCATACGAAAAATTTATCCATATCTTCTATTTTTTCTGTACTCCACCCAATTGGGTCTAAAATTTTCTCAATTGGATTTATAAAAGTCTTTTCATACATTTTTTCATAATCAACATACTTATGCAATCCAAATTCTGGTGGTAATTTACCATTAAAAGCAATTACTTGATCATCAATTGGATTAGGTTGTTTCAAATATACATACTTGATTCTTTCAGATGATGTAATTGGAGGATATTTTTTCTGCAACTTTTTATCCTCTAAACATTTATTATAAATTAAAACGGCTTTAACTCCAATATCTGTTCCTTTTTTATAAGTGTCTGCTTCATCTTCCCATTTTTTTAAATTATTCACTCCTCGAGGGCGGGCAATATCTTCAACTGGTAATTTCATAAACTTTTGTCGAAATGTTTCTATGAAATCTGCCATTTCAAATTGTGTTCCTGTCATCATAATTTGGACAGCTTTTCTCATTGCATCTCGGCAATATTGTGGGGTACTTGATTTAACAAGATCAAATCCCATAATTTTCAATTTAGAAACTCGTTTAGTATTTTTACTTTTACAATCATTACAAGGTGGTGCTTTTTCAGAAGGACCAGAAAACTCATTATGGCAAGCATTACATTCAAAATAATTATCACCTTCTGAATTCCATACTTGTAAAGCGTAGTGCTTCTTGGATGCCCAAATGCCGCGGTCTGCTAATACTTCCCGTTTCATACTTAAGATCGGCTTTTCAAGTTTCATCCCATTGATAAGGTCATTTGTAATTTGAGAAAACAATTGATCAATCAATGGTTCTAATTTAGTCTTACAAACTTTATCCAAGAAACTAATCAATGTCTCAATATCTGGTTTCTTTCCTTTAAACACATGCTGAATCAATTTATCCAAACTTACATAAACTGAATCTGTATCTGAATAAATCACAAAATCTAAATTTTCAGTCTTATATAGGTCATTAAAATACCGATTCAATTCACGCGCAATATATTGGATGATGAATTGCCCAGTCATTGTGACCGCTTCAGCATTGTCCAAATCATACCAACGAAAATAAGGATTTCCATAAGCACCGTAAAGTGAATTGAGCAAAATTTTAGTTGCTTTTTGTTTTACATCTAATTTGGAAACCAAATTCTCTAATTCTATTTTTCTCTTTGGATCGGTACATCTTTCTAATTCTTTTTTAGCTGCTTTCAGATCCGCTTGATATTTCTTCCGTTTAGTAAAAATAGTTTCAACCATGCGACTATAGAAACTTTGTTTCTCCTTACTATAGAAAACTCCATTAGAAGCACTAGTACAATTATTACTTGTCGCTCTACCAAAAGCCTCTTCCCATTTATCATTTTCCGCCAACACATCATCAGAATTTAAATTCATTTTCAGGTCGGTTAATTTAACTTCAGGACCAATATTCAGTACGCGAATAATATTAGGATACAGTGAAGCTACGTCAAACGATACTACACTTTCATAAACTCCCGGATTAGGTGGTTTAACATATGCACCTACATATTGATCCTTTTTCTCTTGATATTCTTTTTGTGGGATTACAATCTTCTCTTGATGAAGCCAATTAAAGATCAATACATCCCATGTTCTTACTTGCGCGAGAACATCCATAAAATTCACTTTAGCCAAATAAGCTACATCAACAGTTAACGCAATCAGATTTACTTTCTTTTCCAATTGTTCAATCAAATTCACATCTTGGATATTATATTCAGTAAACCATTGAAAATCTTTTTCATAAAATTCTTTCATAGTTTCATATTTTTCTCGCCAATCAACTTTTCCTTCACCTTTCAATTCTGTTTTGGCAATATAATCCAATTTATAATTTTCTCTTGGATCTTTGATATTTTTAACATAGATCTGATAATAATCGATTTGAGATATCCCATAAATCTCATAACATTGCCATTCTCTATGATTGAAATCTACTGAAACCGCTTGGACAATTCCCCATGTTGATAATTTCTTTGCGGTCTTTTCATCAAACAAATTCATTAAACGATTATACAAATATGGGATATCAAAGAATCTTGAATTCCATCCTGTGATAATATCAGGGTCTAATTTATTCCAGAATTCAAGGAACCCCAAAAGCATTTCTTTTTCACTTTCAAATTCATAATGCTTAATGTTCTTTGATTTTGGAACAAAATGATTCTTCTTATTATATTTCTTTCCATCTACGAATGTGAAAACATGGAAGATATCAACATTGAATTCTTTAACAGTCAGAACATTGATTCGTTCACGCGCTATCTTCGCATCATCCTGTGTAAATCCTTGTTCGTTCTCATGCTCTAAATCGAGAGAAACAATACAAAGAGCATTCAATGAATATTCAAGGTCATGTTCTGGATATTCTTCAGCAATAAAACTATATTGAAATTGTGAATTCCCATAGATGGGATACTGATCATTTTCGGCATGATCTTTGATAAATTCCCGCGCTTCTTTGATTTCATTGAAATGTATGGGTTCAACCGGATCTCCGACTAATGTATGCCATTCTGAATTAGATTTTCCTGGGACATATAAGGTCGGGTGATATTTTATCCGGTACCGTTTTCTTTTCCCGTTATCAAATTCCTTTAATAGTACATTTGAACCATAACAACATACATTGGTGTAAAATTTCATAATGAATTCCTAAAACATTTATATCCTTTATGTTATTTGTGTTTTCCTTCCGAAACTTTATACATACAATCATAATTGAGTTTATGAATCTTACAAAATTTATATAAATTATTAACAATTCGCATTTTAAAATCCGGATAAACTATTTTCCAATTTTTGGAATGTAATTCAGAATTTTGTTTTAGAAATCTTTTGGAACGCTTAAGTCCTAATTGATTATTTGGCTTACCAATTTTAGATTCCGATAAATGTATCTTATGTTCTTCTGATTTCTTTTTTCCAGAAAGAGATTTTGATATTTTTATATTTGTCTTTTTGGAATTTTTTCCATGACCACCTCCACCAACAGTATAATTATAACCGTGTTTATAGGTATCAAAATAAAATATACAAAGTATTTCCAAATTTAAGGCTTCTTTTAAAGTAGGAATATTATCAATTAAAATTTGGTGAATCCATTGATTTTCTTTTGTATATTTTCTTATAGCGTAATCTATTTTCAATTTATGGTTTTCATTTTTAGAGTGTTTAATTTCTTCTTTCCAACGGACCATCATTGGTTTATAAGTATATCCAATATATGCTTTCTTGGAAATTTTACAAGTATGTTTATAAATTAGATACATAGCTCTATTTACATATTATATCATAATTTGCTATTGTTTGTCAATATAAATATTAACATGAACGTATCACAAAATGGATTAAACCGAATCGAACATTCTGAAGGATTTGTCGATCATGCTTATCCCGATGCAGGTGGATTATCTATTGGATATGGCACAAATCTTAATACACCAGAATTACTTGCCAAATATAATGTACCCGGAGTGACCATCACTCAAGCGGAAGCTGTGGAACTAATGATGGTTAAAATTGCGGCTATTGAGGCCGCATTCGCTGCGAGTATTATTGTTCCACTCACACAGAACCAATATGATGCTTTAGCCAGTTTTACTTATAATATGGGTATAGCATCTTTTGAAACATCTACTTTATTGAAACTTCTAAATCAGAAAAATTACCAAGGTGCTGCGGATCAATTATTGCGTTGGGTATATTCTCAAGGTAAAGTGAGTACTGGACTAACTTACCGCAGACAAGAGGAAAGAACTTTGTTTCTTACTTAACCTGTTCTAAAACTTTAGCAACAATTTCCTTATCAATCTCTTCCATAATAGATTCTGGAGAAATTCCAAAGAAATGCATTATACCTTCAGGAACTTCTTGAAAATTAGAATTAACATATACAAGATGGATCATTAAAATATTCCAGTTGAATTAAATCCACCTGTTCTTTGAGTTTTCTTACCAGGTGGTTGGTAAAGTTCTTCCAAAACACTATGGATTTTACGTTCTAATTTCGCTTGTGCTATACGTTCTCCATTTTGAATGGTAATAGAATTTTCTGTAGTATTCATTACACAAATAAAAAGTTCATTTACATAATCCCAATCAATGATCCCAGTTGAATTACAAAGGATTAATCCCGTTTTAAAAGCAGTCCCACCACGCAGATTTACATCAACTCTATATCCTTCAGGTATATCAAGAATTAAACCAGTAGGAATTTTATAACGCCAGTTTGGCCATAAAATCAATTCAGGATTTATAAGTGGTACATATTGAAATGCAACTTCATTATTATCTCTATAACATTCAATTGAAGATCCATCTAAAAATACCCGCAAATCAAAAGCGGCCGCCCCATCAGTGGCATATGTAGGTATTTGAACTTCTTTGGATAATCTATAAAATTTCAAAATATTATTTACATTTTCTAGCATTCACCTTTTTTTCAACTTCCTTTTTATCTTTTTTAACTTTAGCTTTTTTACGGGAAGCTTCCATTCTAGCATCACAATCTGCAATAGCTTCTTGAACTGCTAATTTAGCAGAATATAGACTAATATATGATCCAAATTCTTCATCATTTACTTCTACTTCCCAAATAAAATTTTCATCTCCATCTTCATCATCATAACTAGTGAAGACTATAGCCAATACTTTGTTATTTTCATCAACAAGCGAATGGCATTGTTTATTAACTCGGATCCACTGAGTAGTTTCTAACATAGGAAATCCTTTTTTATTTCGGATTCCATAATCTAATTCTGTCATTCAATTATCCTCAAAATATTATGGTCGGGATGAAAGAAATGATGCTCCTGTTAAAGCAATACTTGTTACTGGATTTAAATTTCGATAAATTACTGCCGCATTTAACCCATAACCGATAAGCCGGTCATACCATTTAGGATTAGTCAATCTTCTAAAATTCCCTGTAATCGCATCTACATTATTTGTAATACTTCCAGCATCTTTCATCAAACTTGGAAAACCTGCATTAAAAGTTTTTGTCATATCACTAATATCACGCCCTGTATAACGGAAATTAGCTAATACATCTGTTGTCATGTTTTGCCAACATAAACCATTTGTAGTACAATCTGTTTGTTGATTAAATCTTTCCCCAACTTGTGCCGGAAGAGCAGCATATACTGTTGTCACTTGATCTATATTTTTATTTAATTCCGTTTCCTGTTCATTCAAATTTGCATTAAAAGTACCTAATTGCGTATTAACATTTGCTGATAAAATATCTACCGTTTCCGTAAATTTATCCACACGGGCGAATACATCGGTTTTAAAACTCTGTTTAGGTCCTAATAAAGCGTCCTGGATATTCCCAACTCTCTTATCCGTTTTATCAAATAATTGCGTAGTCAATTCCTGAAAACTATCAGCACGTTTATTTACCAATGCAATTGTATCTGTTCTTAATACATTCATTTGTATTGTAGCATTATTTTGTAAGGAAGTCAACTGAGAATTGATAATAAATGGGAGAGTAAAAAATGCACCTGCTATGGCACAATACATTAGAATTTTAGAATATATTAAAAGCCTTTTTTCTACTAACATGAAAAATTTCCTCCAAATAGGAGAGATAATTCATTATCATTAGTGCAATGAATTGCCGCACCCACCAATCTTCCATTTTTAAAAGCATAGATATCTGGCAAATTCCTAACAGAGAATTTTTCAACCAATTCTCTTTCAGTATCATAATCAACTGAATAAACTTTAACAATATGTAAATTGGATTCATTCACCGTTTCTAAATAATTACGTGTTTGAATTCCTATAGTATCCCAAGTAGCTGTAAAATATACAATAACTGGGCATAAAGCTTCAATAACTTTAGATTGGAAATCTTTAAATGTAAGATTTTCTATCATTATAACCTCGATATTTCATTAACAATATCTGTTAAGAAATGTTGATAATCGGCATGTGGTTTAATACCGTATCTTTGGCAAGTTACATCAATATTATCAAATCGAAAATATGATGGAGGACAATATACTATCACTTCTTTATGACTACCTAAACACTGTCCTAATTCTAAAAGTGAAATTGGACTTTGTTTAGATGGATCAAAATAGAAAACTACAATAGTCGCTAATTTAATTGCCTCTTGTTCCCAAGTAATTTGTTTACGTAATTGAGATCCGCCAAGATTAGGATTCCAATTCTTCCGGCGAGGATTAAGAACCACAATATAATCGAAACGATCTAATTCTTTGGCTAATTTATCTTGCCAATCGATAGCAGTCCCATTAGCAATAGATCCAGCCAGAAAAATACTAAATCTATTATTAGCTATTCCAAATTCGTGTGGTGCTTCTATTACTGTGGCCATTTTATTCCTTTTGGCAGGGGTGGGGAGACTCGAACTCCCGTCTTACAGTTTTGGAGACTGCCATCCTTCCCATTAAACGACACCCCTATTAGTGGCGTTATACAATTATTTATCGCTTTCTAATTCTAATAAAATATCATTAGGGATATTATCTTTAGACAAAATCATAAATGGTGCCACAAAAAGAGTTACTGTTTTTACTTTCCAAGTTTTTGCTCTTCCAATTCTATAATCCCATTTATCTTCTATACGAGCCCGAATAGAAATATTACCATTTTCTGTAATGTTGACAACTCTTCCAACTCTTAAATGTGTTCCTTTATATTTACTAGAAGTGGGAGCAGCGATATAATCTCCAATTTTAATTTCACGTTCAAAAATATCTTTCATACTTTTATAATTTTTCCTTTTGAGAAAATAGCAGCTAAATCCGATAAATTACCAGCATTCTTAACCAAAATACTGGCCATAGAAAACATAACCATCATTGTTATTACCTTTAGTGCCTTTTCATATCCGGATTGTGGATTAACACAATCGGATATAATATGCATATCAATCGGTGCATGAGGTGGTACTCTATAAAATTCATCCATAATTATTATTTGCGGAAATTGTTTCTGCATTTTTTCAGCAATTATCTGTTCTTCTGGTTGAAACCAAATTTTATATGTTGGATGTTCTATTAATAAATTCTCTAAAATACCAAAATAATCTTCAATTGAAACCAATTTCAAACCAGGATTAATTCGTAAATCATTAAATTTATTTGTTCCTCTGTGAGAAACCGCTATTGTTTCTTCTGGAATTAAATTATACCTTTTAAAAAGTATATTTGCATACTGTTGTACACTTGGACTCCATTTTACAAGTCGTGGTACAATTTCCCTTAATAATTCCATTTCAGATACATTATAAACATCAATACGACCTAATGTTAAAAGATCATTCAACTTTCGCATATATTCACCCATACCAATAGGGTATGGATATACTTGCGGCCAAATATCATGTGGATTATCTAAGACTTCATCTAATTCTACTAACGGTTGTTCAAAAAACCAATCCCAAACATTTGGTCCTAATAATATAGGAGCATTTGAATCTTTATATAAACCAATTGTAGATCCTCGGCGCCAATCAACGGCCGCTTTAATTCCACACAATTCAGCATTTCGGAGCATCAATACATAATTCAATATATGAAATGCTAATGGTGATTCATCATCGCTATCACATTGGATTAATGCATAACTCATGGTTTAAATTCCGTATCTTTAATAGAACAATTTGAGATTCTTTCTACTGGAAGAAGTCTTTCAATAAAATCACAAGCTTCCTCATAAGTATCAGTAGAAACCAATTTCTTTTTAGATTCATAAATAATAAAACGTTTAGTTTTATTCATTTTTAAGATTTTCCAAATAAGATCTTTGTTCTAAAAGTTCTTTTCTTTCATCTGCCAAAACCACTAATATAGAACAATCTATACCATATTTTTTCAAATTATCAAGTATATCTTTCCAATTACTACAGCTTATTGATTCTAATTTATCAGAAATATCTTTCAACATATAAGCAATATCATTAAATTTTCTTGTATTATCTTCTATTTTTCTTGCTACTTCTTTTTCTTTTTTAAAATATTCTTTTACTTCCATAAAATTTCCCCTCCCTTCAAAAATTTGGTAGCCCGAGAGGGATTCGAACCCACAAAAAATAGCTCCTAAGGCTACCGCGTCTGCCAATTTCGCCACCGGGCCAATTTTACTTTTCTATAATACTTCCAAAACTGGTTTAGAAATTATTTTAACTTCTTTTACCAATTTATAAATACCAAAAATCACTTCTCCATCACCACTATTATTGCGTAATTGTTCATTTAGAAATTCAGTATCTTGTAAATCTTTTTCATTTGAAGATACTATATTTTCATCAATATCACTATATATTAACGTATTTTCCGTTTTATTTCCCTTTCTTTGGTGTAGTAACCAAAACTGCTGAAGGATTAGCAGATAATTTATAAGTTCTAACCAATTCATAAACTCCAACTAAAATTTCTTGTCCTTCATTAAAATTACTAAGGACATCTTCAACATACTCCTTTTGTTTTACATCAGATTCCTTAGTATCCAGATCAAAAGAATCCTTTCCTTCAACAACAACAATCGTTTTTAGTAAATTATGTGACATTTTTTTTCTCTCTTTTCTATAAATATAAACTTGGTAATTTAACTGCTTCTTCTACTAATCCAACCCAATAATCATCCAAATTATCAATATTAAAATCTTTTTCACCAAAACCATTATCCCTCAAAAAATTTCTAATATACATCCCATAACCAAAATGATATTCTGTCCACCATTCTTGTGGGTCATTATCAATCGCTTGACGAATTTTATCTATTGATTCCCGTTTTAAATGAACTTTTAAAAATTGAACACATTCATTACGTAAATCCGGTCTTAATAAAGCCACTTTATCCGCATGATATTTTTGCCAATTTTCTGGTAAATTCAAATCGACTTCACCAGTTATTTTCTCCTCGGTTTGTTTCCATATTCTAAACATATATTACCTTTTAAATGATTGGTTCCACATGTGGATGTAATTCTTCAAAATAACATAATCTAAATATATCACAAATAATTCTGGTTGTCAAGTAAGAAATTTGGCTCTGGCCCTTGGATTCGAACCAAGATCCTAAATGTTAACAGCATTTCGCTTTACCATTAAGCTAGACCAGAAGATCCTTTAGCTACCCGGGAATGTAATTACTTTCAGAATCTAAAACCAATTCATATTTGAGCAAGTAAAATTTATAATTTTCAATATAACATTGGTGGTCTTTTTAAATATAAATAATAGCTTGTGTAACATAATCAGGACGTTTGTATAATTTAGCTTTACTTATTTTTTATCCACGTATCACGACCACAATAAAATGGCTTAATCCATCCATCATTACGCCGCAAAATATACACATTCATAATATTATCCTTTGGAGCGAGGTGCGAGGATCGAACTCGCATAAACTAGCTTGGAAGGCTAGCGCACAACCATTATACCAACCTCGCCACGCTCATCCGAGGCGCCCATTCGCGATTCGCGAATCGCGAATCCCGAATCTATAATGGTCTCATGGTCTTGAAGCCACAGGATTCCTCGCTTATCGAATACGCAATTGATATTGTAACTTTTCTGCCAAAATCATAATATCTTCGGCATTTTCGGTACAAACAAATCTTAACCCACTATCCTTACGTATTTCTACATTTTTTAGTATTTCATATATTTCTCCTATTGTTAGATAATCTCTCAATAGAAAAAATAAAAATAATTTAATTCGTTCTTGATCCATACTATTCCTCAATTCAAAATTTGGCACCCGGTCAGGGACTCGAACCCCAATTAATGGCTCCAAAGGCCACTGTCCTACCATTAGACGAACCAGGTATTAACCCATAGAACTTGGTGAAGTACCCATAGTATTTACATTAGCATTATAAGGTTCTTCTATTTTTGACCGACGAAATTCCTTATTTTTTTCTTCTCGTTCTGTTTTATCTCTATCTTCAGTTATTGGTGTATCTTTCAAAAAATTTTCAAGAGACATATCATCCATACGGCCTACTTGGATAACTACACCATCAAGGACAAAATGCCATTCATTTGCTGGAAGATCAAGTAATATTTCTTGCCCTTCATCAAATCGGTAAGACCAATGTTCATCAGCCCCTTTAACAGGACCTACATAACCATGCATATTTAATAAAATGGTTTGCGTTGCTTGTTTAAAAATTTCTTTATAAGATTTCATATTTAATATTTATCAAAATTTCAAAAAACTTTCATGGATTAATATACCTTTTGGTGGTCTTGTTTCACACCTTCCATACCGAGAACTACAATTATATGGTATATATTTCTCAGTATTAAAAATTGCTTTCTTTCCATTTAAAGGACCACCAATACAAGGAAATTTAGTAGATCCACTTACTCTTTTATAAGAATAACTATATTCCCATTTTGATTTGGTTTTTAATTTATAAAATACATCACTAATAAAAACATCTTCCGATCGATTTTCAGTTTCATTATGTATTGTTAACACATCCTGATCCCATTTTATATCATATTTTTCATAAGAATCATAATCTTTTAAGAAAGCGGGTTGTTTGAATGTTCGTTTTATAACATCAGGGAATTTCGTTTTTCCTATCCACATACTACTACTCCATGTTTAAATAATACACTCGGTTCTATCGTTCCATCATTATACATTGCAACCTTTTCTTCACTCATAATTTCCACCAATAATATACATGAAATAACATTACATATCCTTCTTATCCCGAAATCCAAGTGCCCTTGGAAACCTTGGAATACCATCTGCTGTTAAATTTTGAAATGCTACTTTCACCAACTTACCAATATATTTCTTTCCATCTCGGTAATATTCTTCACGTTTTGCCGCCGATGCTTTAGGTGTAGCTTTAAATCTCTTATGATCTTTTGTTTCACAAATCCAAATGGCTGAATTAGCCATTTTACCAACACCATGTTCGAAATCAACTACCTTATATTCTGCATCTTGGAAAGATTTTACTTTTTGAATATCGCTTGATCGGTGGCCAAATAAATATTCACCATCCCAATTACGGACAATACATCCTTCATATCCTTGTTCCACAAATGTTTTTTCAAAATCAAAAATTTCATCATATTCATATGTAGGTTGTAAACATGCACTACAAACTCCTGCATAATATTTTGGTAATTTAACTACTTGATTTACAATATAAGTTGGTACTAAAACCAAATATGCACTTTCATATTTTGGACTAGTAGGGTTTAATTTATGAAAAAATGCTTCAAGATTTTTCAAGCGATTCTTCCAAATATCACGTTTCCCCAATTCATTAATTGGCATATCAAATACATGATATTCTAATTGTTCTGTTTCACCTTCATGATATTTCTTTGCCCATGAAGTAAGAGATTCAAAATCAACTCCATGAACATATAATTCACCATCCAGAACCATTTCTTGTGGCATTACTTTTTCAAGTTCTTCAATAATATGTTTAGGAGCCGTCCATTCTTTACCACCGCGAGTCCCTAATACTACACGGCCATCTTCCCAATATGCCATTGCACGAACACCATCCAATTTTGGTTGGAGGTCACATGGATAAACGATTCCGCGGCCTTTCTTTTTATGAAAATCGTGTGCCAACATAGGTAAAAAGATTTCTTCTTTAGCACCTTCTTTAGTTTCAGAATATTTTCGTTCCCGTTTAAAAGTCCACATTGCTTGAGCTTCCAAAATTGCTTGTTCTTCCGCAGTTGTGGCATTTGCTTTACCAAAATTTTTTGGAGTAGCTTTTTTGGGTGAAAGTTGTAATTTACCACCAATTTGTCCATGGCGGGTAATAATAGTATCACCTTCTGTCCAAATATCCCATTGAACTAAAGCTCCCGTTTTACTTTTATGATATAATGTTGGAAATGTTTTCATTTTAAAATCCTTGTGAACGGTCATATGCAGCTTCCGCTTGAGCGGCCTTTTTTTCCGACCAATTAACCTCAGCATCAAGGAAAACATTATACTGTTCATTTTCAGGCAAATCGTAAAAATCTACACCAAAACGTTCTTCAGCAAGACGTTCTGCTTCCATTTGAATTTCATATTTATAGTCTGACATATTCAACCTCAATTACAATTATAGCGTATGTAAGGCCGCTTGTCAAGTGATTTTTAAAGACGCCTAGTGGATTCTTTGCTCACGCGAAAGAACCCTGTAAGGAGGCGAGATGATCTTGCTCAAGGACCATCTTCTTGTGGTATGCTAGGCGTACCCATACCAAACTGGAGCCGCGGGGGAGAATCGAACTCCCTCTCTGTTGATTACAGGTCAACCGCTTTCCCGGATTAAGCTACCGTGGCTAATAACTTTTTCCTTTTATTTTAAAAATAAATCTCCTTCCCTTACCTTTTGTATTTAAAGATCCGAAATTATGGCGGGACCGAACGGATTCGAACCGTCAACATCTTGCTCGACAGGCAAGAACTCTAACCATTGAGCTACGGTCCCTAAACTTTCTTTTTCGGATAATCATTCACATAAAATCCAGGGCCCACAAATTTCAATGCGGAAGTAGAAACTTTCCGTTCCAAGTGGCCGCGGCATCTACTTTCTGTCAATTCATAATTTTCTGCTAAATCACCGTGGGTCAAAACTCTGGCTTCTTCATCCATCTTTTGGAAGATTTCAAAAGTCTTTCCGCATTCACTACACACGTAATCGTAATATGGCATAAAAATCCTAATGGTCTTTTTCACCCTGTGTAGCCGCAGGTAATGGAGCATCTGGATCCGATTGATACCATTTATATTTTCCATCTTTTAATAATTTTCGAAATTTAATTAAACGCGATACTGGCATAGCAATCATACTTGTTTGTGCTACAGTACCAACTATAAAAGCACAAATAGCATGTTGATTCAAACAAATAACCGATGAACCACTTGATCCACCATTTATACCAAATTCTTGTAATAATATAGTTCCAGTCCATTGAATGGCATCATCAACAATAGGACGATCAACACTTGTACTAGAAACAGACCCTAAAAACACTTGTTTACCAATTCCTAATGGACCACCAACATTAATTACTTCATCTAATAAATTAGGATCTTCACCTAATGGAATAATAGGAAAACTAAAAGTTTTATCAACTGTTAATAAGAAAAAATCATCACCTTTAGTCCTATATCCGCAACCTTTAGGAATTGCTTTTAAATAAACTTTATCCCCAGGAATATCTGGAGATATAAAGAAAAATGTTTTTTCTGGTGTAACTGTCTTTTTTTCCGAATCATCTATACAACCACAATGAGCGGCTGTAACAAATGTATATGTAGTTTTATCTTCATCAATAGCTGTAGCGGTACATTTCATTTCCATTGTACCTTGTGCTGTTTGAGCATATAATAATGTTGTAGCTGGCCATAATACTTTATTCACATATAATTTATCGGCATTCGATAACTGTCCGAATATTAATGTTGAAAACATCAACGAAAGAACTATTAATTTCGTCATCCAATTTCCTTAATTTAAATTTTAATCTCTTTTTCTTGGATCTTCTTTACTAGCATTTTTAATTTCTATTTCTGTTAATTTTACAGTTAATTCATTTTCATCCATTGCTTCAAAAAGAGCCATTTCAATAGCAATACCACCCTCTTCTTTTATAGTGGCTGCCCGTTTATTAATTCCGTGTGATACTAATAAATGATCTTTTTCCTTATCAGATAATTGATTCATTTGTTTTACAAATTTAAGTGTATTTAATAATGTATGTTGCATACTTATAACCATTCTCTTCCATAATCTTGTTCTTGATCATATCTTATTAATCTTTCAACAAAATCTTTTATTTTCATGATATTTCCTTTAATCTTTGGAGGGACGTCAGAGAGTTGAACTCTATCTAATGGTTCCACAGACCATCGTGCTTACCGGCAACACTTCCGTCCCTGGTGTAAGGTAATGGATTTGAACCACTGAGGCCTCCGAAGAGACAAAGGAGCTACAGCCCTTCGCATTCAACCGAACTCTGCCAACCTTACAAAATTATTCTGCTTTATCTACTTTATTTAAACTTTCCACTTCTGTTCTTGGACGGCAAGCCTCACAAGTTAAAGAATTTAATTCTTTAAGTAATTCCGAATTACGATCATAAAGAAAATTAATATCCTCAATCAAATTGTCTACTGCTAAATCAGTTTCCTTAACTCTATCCATTAAATCCTTTTCAACTTCTTCTAAGGATTCAACTTGTTCAAATAACTCATCATTTTCTTCTTCTAAGTTTTCAACCATTTCATTAGCTTCGTCCAAAGAATATTCTAAGTCACGATAGGCTTCATCTAAATCAAAATTTTCTCTTAACAACTCTTTATTATTTTCTTTTAATTCTTTTACTAATTCTTTTAATTGTTTAACCGTTTTCATAATTATCCTCATTTCTAATTTGGACCACCAGGAGGGACTTGAACCCTCTAAGACCAGTTTTGCAGACCTAGCGCCTCGACCACCTCGGCATCTAGTGAATTTGGTGGACCCGCCGAGACTCGAACTCGGAACTCAACCTTGCAAAGGTCATATTTTCCCATTAAAACTACAAGCCCAATTTTCTTTCTTCATACCACTGTTTTCTGTGGCAATTAGCACAAAGAACATCACTCTAAACCATCGTTTTCTATCTTCTGGATTTTTAAATGCCATTTCTTTTAAAATTGGTAGTGGATTAGGGAATCGAACCCTACTAAACTTGCTTGTAGAGCAAGTGCCTCAACCAGCCGGCCCATCCACTAAACTACATCCGGATCAACTGGCGCCACTACCACGCGGGCCGCGCTATCCAAATAACCATATGCTGTAGCCGTCCATTCACGGCTTGGAACAACCCGCAAAGTATGAGTACCCTTTTCAGTACCTTCTCTAATTGTTGCCTTATGTTGTTTGGGGATTCTATCCCAACACTTTGAGCAAAACAAATTCTTACCAGATGCCATATTCTTACACTTCGGATAATCAAAACATCTATGAACACTACCAACCTTTTTCTTGGTTTTAGTAGCACGCCGGATAGCATCCTGGCATTCACTACATTTTTGATCGTTTCTTCCGATACTTGAGCAACCTGAACACATAAATTTTCAACCTCAATTCATTGTAACACAATTTATTTAGAATGTCAAGGGGAATTTTAATTCCCCTATATTTAAATCAACAAAATCAATTTGGGTAATAACCACGCGAATAACCAAATTAATAACCCAATAACCAAAATAAAATTAATAACTACTCGAATTCTTTGGTCCATCGTCAAAGTACCCAATAAATACCACGCAAGACCAACAAAGGCAAGAACTATACAAGACACAAAAATTAAATGAAGAAGCATAAGATATCTTACTCCTTTCTGGAGATACAGACACTTATCTCATGTTAGTATTTATATTTTGGTAGCGGGTGGGGGTATCGATCCCCACTCTATGGCTTATGAGACCATCGTGACACCTGTTCACTTCACCCGCATCAACCGTTTTAAATAATAACTATAAATCTATCATCCAAAAATTTTAAATGTGGTTTTACATCTTCCCACTTTAAACCACCATTTCCACAACCGACTTTAGGTAAATAAATTTCATTAATTCTCATTTCATTTACTAAATTTAAAAGTTCTTCTCCACTTTTAATAATTAATGATAAAATTGATTTTTCCCACCATTTATCTTTAGTTGGAAATGTAAATATATTAAATTCTTTCCAGTAATGGGTTCTATTACCATAATTTTGAATAAATTGGCCTAACATTTTTGATAAATTGGGGAAAGTATTTTTAGCTTTAAGAGCAACCCCTTTCCCCATTACAGCATTATCATTTTTATTTAACCAATTATTTACAGTAATTATAATCGGATACCCAAGTTTATGTACCGTCCATAAATTATAAACTAAACTTTCTTTTATTTCAACCATTTTTATTTATCAAGTTAGCAACCGCTTGTTCATCTAATGGTTCAATCAAAAAACTTTTACCACGAGAATAATAACCAGACATTACTTCACGGGCTGATTCTGTTATAATAGTGTGGGTTGATACTGCTTCCTCAAGTGCCCTAGTTAAAGAAAGAACACGTCCCGTTTCTTTTTTATAATTATCAACTGGATGCGTAAATGCTTTTCCAAAAAATTCTACTTCTGGAAGTGTAGGATGTTCTTCCATATATCCAACATTTAACTGTAAAGTACAATGAGTTTCCCCTCGTAAAAATTGCAATTTATCAGCTAAAGAAACCAATGAATTTACATTTGTATCTGCGATCCTAACTTCTGGAAGAAAATGCCGGAATTTAATTACAACCTTCCCCAATTTTTGTGTCTCAAACTTAATCATATAATTTTCCTTTTTATATTTAAACAACATCAATTTACAGTCCAAACTGTAATTGAATTTGGTGGCTTGTTTGGGGTACGATCCCAAATCTCTCAGCTTAAAAGGCTGGAGCTTTTTCCATTTAAGCTAACAAGCCAAAACTTTTTGTATTTCTTTTATTATAGTATAGCATATTTTAAAAAATTGTCAAGCATTTTATTTTGATATTCCATTACCGCTCGCTTCCCACCTGGGTTGGCTACCAGCCTCAGCCTCGTCCGTATGGAACATCAAAACTTGGTACCCGTAGAGCGATTCGAACGCCCGACATACTGGTTAGAAGCCAGTTACTCTATCCAACTGAGTTATACGGGCAAAATGTTTCATATATTTTTATAATTTTTGGCAGAGGGAATAGGATTCGAACCTACGGATGAACTTATTAAGCCCACCTACGGTTTTCAAGACCGCCGCAATAAACCGGACTCTGCCATCCCTCTATAAATTAATACCAGCATCTATATATCCGTGACAATGATCTTCCCATTCGCCAGTGGCCTCATTGTACTTCATTCCACCTACTTCATTAAATCCAAAAGCGCAACATTCACAAGGAATATAACTTTCATGAGTAACCTCATAATATTCTAAATTCATTACCATACACAAATGGTGTTCTCTCCAAGAACATCCACATATACAAATACCAGAACAATTAGGACCACTATATTTTGGTTCCCATTTTTCTATTGTTTGTTCTATTTGTATCATAATTTATTAACCCATTAAATTATTTCTTTTTCTTAGCAACTTTTTTAATAGGTTTCTTTACTGTTTTAAATGGTAATTTTGATTGATCATTATCAGGAATTTCAACATCATAAATATGATCCTGAAGTCTATCAGTTGAACCTGATTCAATTTTCATTTCATCTCCATTATCATCTACTAAAGTAAGTAATGGAAATATAACTCCAGTTAAATGGCTTGTTTGTATGTCTTTAACTAACCAACTTTTAGTTAAACCAATAATTCTATCACCAACCCTCAAATCCTTTGCTTTCTTTTGTACCTTCATTTCAAACCTCCATACCTTCTTCTTCTAAAATTTCTAAAGGTGTTCTTTTTCTTTCTTTGGCTAATTTATTAATATATTCACCCATTTCTGGTGATAATTGTTCATAAATTACCAATTGTTTAATTTGTTTCTCGGGTGGAAGATTCCTTATATAATCTTTTCTTCCCATAATACAAGTTTTAGGATCATTATTATGCGGGTATTTATCAAGACCTGTTGCACATGCTTTACATATTTCACGCTTTTGATTTATCATAATATTTTCTTATAAAATAGGGAATTTCATTGACATATGTATCGTACCGTTTTTCATCTAAATTGGTCCTACTTCATACACATAATATTCTAAACCTTCTTCAAATACTATACCACAATTTCTCATATTAAAACTTCCTTAATATCTAATGGAACTATTTTCTTTTTATTCCATTTTTCTTTTTCTTCTTTATTCATTTGAACTAAACCACGATCCCATGCCCAACGAGCTAAACCTCTCATATCTCGAATAGAAGTTAAATATTTTGAAGTCATAAGTAATCGAGATATTTGATTATAATCTTCATTTTCTCGAATAGTTACAATAACTCTCCCACCTTCATCTTTTAATTTACCAAAAAAATTAGAAATACCAGATGGATTATATTTACCTTGAATTTCAAAAGTCCATTGGTGATGTTTCGCCTCAATTTTTTGTGCCGCCTTTTTTGTTTGGTTTTTCATGTGAAACATTAAAGAAAAAACATGCTATTTCTTCCTTTTGTCCTCCAAATAATCTATAGATACATATTTTAATATTAATCTTCCATGTAACCTTTCAGAATATCTTTCTTTAATACATTTAACTACACACCCCTCGCGGATATGTTTCGCGCCTTCTATTGTAGATAATCCATTTACATATTTTTGCATCACTTCTATAGAATATGGCCCGCGATATAACACTGGTACCAAAAAATCAGATTTGGCACCACCGAGGGCATCGTCATAATCCAAAAATTGACCTGCGGCGAATACATCAAACGCTCTAAACTTATAAGGACATTCCTGAGTAACACCATAATTAAATCCCTTCTGTACTGCACCAAAAATTTCTCCATATAAAATTACATCCGGATTAAGACGGCAAAATGCTTCTACCCAAGGACAATATTCTAATACATTCCAATAAAGATTCTTTCCCTGTTCTGGTATTTTTTTCCATTGATAGTGCGATCCACAATACATTTTTCCATTTTGGAAAGTATACCGTGAATTTGCACCATGGATTTTTTCTGTAATTACAACTTCTTCACCTTCCACAAATTCATTCCGATATTTTTGCCATGGTTCAATATCATAAATTACACCATCAATTGGTGGAGGATCTTGAAATTCTCCTTGAGCCGAATTAATTTCTGCGGATAATTCTGGGTCATAATGTTTAATTCCAAGAATATCAGCAACATCATCACCAACTACCGATCCTTCAGGCGCAGGTATGAGCATACCATAAGATTCTTCCCCGCGGAATCTCCTAGCCCTGATTTTTAAATGCCCTTCCAAAAATTTAAATTGTTCAGTATTTGGAACAACTGAATCGGGTGGAAGATAAGCAGCCAAATCTCCTTTCTTCCAATCTTCTAAACGAACAACACATTGATATCCATCAAATACTTTACAAATTCCGAGTAGGTCTGCGTTGGGGTGTTTTTCAATTTTTTCAATTCTAACCACTTCAACAATGAAATTACTCATAATTTATCCTTTATTTTATGATACATCTATCATAACATAAAATAAATGAAATGTCAAGTGAATATAAATATTATTATCGGGACCAAGTGGTGTTTAAGACCGCATTGGCCCCTGAACAAAGCATTAGAGGTAACTAACGCAAATGTCTAAACCTATTTATTTAATATATAAACACACCAGTCCATCAGGAAAATCTTATATTGGATATACTTGTCAAACTATGAAAGAAAGATGGAAACAAGAAATTTCACATTCCAAAAATTTTAAACATGGACACAAATTAGATACTGCTATTAGAAAATATCCAAATGAGGATCAATGGACTTATAAAATCCTAATATATAATATTCCAACTTTAGACGAAGCCAAGAATTTAGAAATCATTTGTATATTTTATTTTGATACAAATATTAATGGATATAATATGACTCCTGGTGGAGATGGACATGGAAAACATTCTAAAGAAACTAAAAATAAAATAGGTATGAAAAATAAAGGAAAAATTTCTTGGCGTAAAGGTAAAATTAATTTACCAAAACATTCTAAAGAAACTATATACAAAATGTCACAAATAAAATTAAATAAACATCCATCACAAAAAACTAAAAATAAAATATCTAAATCTTTAACTAATCGGAAACTTTCCAAAGAACATATATTTAACAGGTCTAAATCTCAAACAGGATTAAAACGCTCACAAGAAACCAAAAGGAAAATACAAATAGCCAAATTAGGACAACATTACACAAAACAATGTGGATAGCAAATATTTATTTGATGGTTTCTTTAAAGGTTAAGAAAAGGTGCGGTATTACGCAGATTCAAGTAAAACAAAAATCCATGAATTTTATCTCATTCTAAATCAACAAGATAGAGCGATTGGAAATCATAAAAATGTGTTTTATAGGCCAAGAAGTGTGGTTTCGATAGCTTGAACAAGCGATTCCAAATCATCATCCAAGCGGCCTATATCAATCAAGGACAATTGTGTATTACTTTCCAAAGTATATTCTCTCCGGATCTTTCCAAGTTCTGTTTTCAATAAGTAAAGAGTATCCGAATATAACTCATTCTCTCTTTCTAATTCCAACGTTTCGTTAATCTGTCTAGCCATTTAATTTCCACTCTGATGCTGGGAGGTAAGTTCTTATCCGAGCATACAATTTACTATTGGTTCCTTTTTGTAGATTTGGTGTTACATTTTTCTTTATTTCTTCTTTGGATAATTGGCGTTGATGGTAATTCTCCTGTATATAGATACCATCATCAACCTTAACACCATTATGATATATTGGATAAGTAGTTTCATTTTTTGTTATCCAATAAACAAACCAACAACCTTTGATTTGTTTAAAGTCATATACATCACCAAAACCCAAATTTATTGGTAAAAATTTACTTTGAATATAATCAATTTCTAATTCATTTGTATGAGGTTGTTTCCAAGATCTACTCTTATATTTTCCTTTACAAAGAAAACCAGTATTTGGATCTACATAAAGATCTTCAATAGGATAAATTTTAGGAAAATGTGAATGTTGAGTATATGCTTCACCATTTAATATATAAACATTTTTTTCTACCATCCATAAAATACGATGACGAATTTCCTGTCCTATTTCAGTTTTATCATCAGCAAAATGGCAAATTTCAGAATATACTTTATCCCAAAGTTGTCCAACTTTAGATTCTAAAAAACTATGCAAAACCGAATAATCAAAATAATCTTTAGCTTTCTTTTTATTCAACATAATACAAAATTATATCATACCTCAATATTTTTGTCAAGATTTATTTTTGCTTTTTCCACCCAGTAGAAATTTTAGAATAACGCCGGTCTGACATTTCTACAATATTAGGATCTATTTGATTATTTAATGATTCTTGAGCCCGCTGACGGAGTAATTGAGATGTAGAAAGAGTTTTAGATCTTTTTTCAACTATATCCTGCATCATTTCATTTACTTTGGGGCTTACTACATTATCAGGATTATTCTTTACTTGTTCCTTTAATTCAGAAATTTTTTGATTATCAAACATTATATCACTCTTTTCGGTTTTCCAATATTATATTTTGGAACTAAAGTCCATCCTTCCTTTTCTTTGAAAGATAAAATTTTAATTAAATTAATTGGTGTAATAGGTGATTTAGATTTTTCTGGATCCACCAATTTTACTAATCCCCATTCTGCCAAAAGATTTGCAATTGTATTACGGCGCCCTTTATCTTCTTCTGAAAAATTCGTTTGTTTTCCATCTAATGCAAAAAGTTCTTTAAAATGGAGAATTTTATAGTGACCTTGTTTATGTAATATATGTGCCGATTGATATAATTTTGGTTCTTTACGTGAAGCTATTCCAATACGAGTTAAAGTTTCCTTAGTTTTTAAAAAATCATCCGGTGAGGATAAAGTGACTTCAATTCCAATATCATCAAATAACATAATTTTTCCTTTTATTTCTTTGTTGTTCAGATCTTGTGGCCCACCCAACATTACCAGGCTCATAATTTTCATTATTATTTATATGATCAATAGTCTTTAGATGGACCTGAAATATCTTTATAAAACATTTTTCTTTTTATTTATACCACCCTGATACATTCGAGATTTAATATATTCAAGATCCTTTTCAGTAAGGATTTTCAATGCTTCTCTAGCTTTTTTAGTAGAATAGGAATAATATTCTTTAACTAAATCTAAATTTTCAGGTTTTTCATCTTTTGTTCCTTTTGCAAAACGAGGACGCGCAGAAACACCATACAGATAAAAAAGATATTGAGGAGCACCATCTAAACTCGATCTTTTATTCATTTCTTGGGCATAATAAAGTGAATCAGGAAAACGAGCAAATATACGATTTATCACATACGCATACCGCTTATATTCTTTTTCAGTTATTTGAGGATCTGATTCAGAATCCTCAAGTAAATTTTTTTTCGTTTTATTAATTGAATCTAAAAACCTAAAAAAATCTGCCATTACAGAATATATTCCCAAGTACCATCCGCATCTGATAGGATATCTCCCGATTGTCTTTTCATTTTTACTACTTTCTTTTCTGTCATATTATTATCCTTCTTTCAATAATTGTTCATGCATTGTTTTAAATGCTGCATAAAAATCTTCTGGATGAATTGAATAAGACCATAAATCACCATTCCCATCGGGAAAAGAAATTTCATAAAACCCAAAAAAGGTTCCACCGAAATGTGCTACTTGTTTTTCTTTTGGTGTATTTTCATTTTCAATTACATCTACCATACAATCTGCCAATTTAAATCTCATTGTCCCTTTAGTTTGTCCGGGATACCAATCTCTTTGAACTGGGACAGAAATTGTAGCCACTGGAACTCTTGGCTTTTTGACAACTGGATCCGGATCATTTTTGATTTCTTTTGGCTCTTTCTTTTTCTTTGCAATTTTCTTTTTCTTAACAGTTTTCTTTGGTACATATTTTTCCTCTACCAAATCTTCTGTCGGTGAATCTATTGAAGCATCAAATGCTTTATCGAGATTATCACCACTAATAACAATACCATGGTCATCTAACCACCATTGCGGAAATGAATGATCTTTGTTATGGTCTTCCAAAATTATATTATGTAATTCTATACCCCCCTTTTCAAACAATTCATCTATTTCATATTTTACATATACACGATAAGTATAATCTGAAACCACAAGTATCAAAGAATTAGGATTATTTTCAGCCCATTTAATCAAATACCGTGAATTATCTTCCATCAATGAGGTTCCTGGCAGCATTCCACCAAAATCGTAAATAACTAAATCTGTACCTTCTTGAATACCACCCACGGAATGCGCCCGATATGCATCCAATTCACATGGAAAAATTAAAGCAGCAAATACTTTTTTATGAGTTTCTACTTCCTCTTCTGCTGTATGCATAGAGGTGCCCATAGGATCTACAAGGATACAAGTTTTAATTTTCATATAACTTCAAATCCTTCATCTGCCATTACAGTTGTTAAAAACGCAAGCAAACAAATTTCTTGATCCAAACTACGTGATGCTTGATCCAGAAAATCACCCAAAATCAAAACAAATTGTGGAATGAATTCTGGCTTAAAATGAACATACATCACATCAAACAACTGCCGATATATGCGCGTGGGTTCATTATCTGCGTTATTAGCTACCCACTTTCTCACTTTACCAAAATCTTTATCTTTCATTGCTGCTAAAAGTTCCTTAATCGGAACATCGGCCAACTGGCTTAAAATACCTGAATCAATCTTTCCTGTAATTGCATATCTTTGAATTACACCAATTGTCATACGAAAATCAGGAAAGAATTTCGAAATCAATTGCATTAAAACTGCATTTTCAAATGGGATCTTTTCTATCTTTAAGATTTCGGCAATCCGTTGATGCATTTGTTTGGCCATAGAAACTTTTTCTTCTTTTGTTGGTTTAAAATCAACAATAGGACAGCGAGAAAATAAAGCATCAATTACTTGATTCTTAAAATTGATAGTTAAAATAAAACTACAATTTCCAGAAAATTCTTCCATGAAATTCCGTAATGCTTCTTGAGTTAACTTGGTAAGCCCATCAGCTTCATCCAAAATAACTACTTTACGTCCACCAGTCATAGATACTGTTGATGAAAAACCACGAATATCTGTTCTCAATGTATCAATATTACCATTTTCAGAACAATTGATAATTAAACTATCCGCATCCAACTCATCACATAGCGCACGAGCAATAGTTGTTTTTCCAATTCCTGGAACACCATGTAAAGTTATATTAGGAATAATATTTTGATCTACATAAGATTGGAATATTATTCTGAGGTTTTCTGGAAGGACTGTATCTTTTACCGTACGTGGACGATATTTCTCTGCCCAAATAATTTCTTTACGAATCATGTAATACTTTTTCCTTTTCTTTTTTCAATTTAATTATTGTAGGATATTTAGGATCTCTACACCATCTACAAAGTAATGGTGCTCCTTTCATTTCACCCTCAAGAATTACAGCATCATAAAATAACCCGCGCGATCAGGAAATAATTGGTCACTCTCTCCACAAATTTTACATTTTTCCATTATGTAACCACCACTTTCAATTTAGTTCCTTGATTTTGTCCTTGATAATATGTAGGTTGTAAACATGCACTACAAACTCCTGCATAATATTTTGGTAATTTAACTACTTGATCTGATTGAATTAAATCAAGGAACTTCTTTACACTAAAGGGATATGTTTTACGTTTTTCTTTATTTTCTGGTTCACTGGTATCAATTGCCAAAAATTGAGCCATTTTACGTTTCTGACCACAAAATTGGCAATGTAAAGTTGTATTTTTTCTTTTAGTAGATTTAGCCATTTTCAATAGTCAAGGTTGATTTTAATTCCTTGTATCCTTTAACTATAATATCCCATTCAGGACCTACATATATAGAATTAAAAGGATGAAGTGATTTATCTAATTTAAAAACACCTTCACCAGCTAAAAGAAAAATTCCATTACCCAAACCATCAATATATCCAGAAAATACTGTTCCATATGTAATAGATCCTAAACGTCTAGATTCTTTTTTAACTTCTTTAGTTTTAATATTAATTTTCATTTGTGCCATAATTTCCATTTTTCCTTTTCACATTATTTGATTTATTATCCATAATATTTTGGTAGAGTTACCGAGGATTGAACTCGGATTTGTGGCGTGAAGGGCCACCTTCCTATCCATTTAGAAGATAACTCCACATTTTAATTACCATATTGACTAGCATTTGCTTCTAATACAATATGATATGTAAGTGGTAAAGTCTCATGTTTAAAGCGGCTAATACCATCTTTACATACTGCAACATCATAAGTGCCTGGAATTAATGTTAAATAATCAATTTTCCAAACAAATTTAAATGGAGGAATTTTAGCAGGTGCTTTACCAATTTCAAGACTGGTTGTATTTGTACTGCTATTTTTACTATCTAATGTAGTTAGACTTAACTTTTTACCATCACTTTCAAGAGCCAATTCAGGCGTTCCTAAAGTTCTAGCCATATTTGTAATTGATCGAAATTGAGCTTCTGTTAATTTTAAGGTAACTTCAGTACTAGGTAAAGCTATTTTTTTCTTAGGATCTGGAATATATGCTAAAGCTTCATCTCCATAATGATATTTAACCGATAAACCACCAGATTCATCACTAATTTTAACATATTCATCAGCTTCATCAAAAATCAATGTTGGTTTTTCAAATTGTGTTGTTACTGATAAAAATTGAGTTAAATCATAAATTGTAAATCTTTTAGGAAATTTTTCTGTTATTTCTACTTCTGCAAAAGTATGTTTCTTTACAGAACGTGTTACCAAATTATTTCCTTTTGGAAACAATAATGTTTGATTAATAGTTGCAAAATTCTTTAAAATATCAGTTGTTATTGGTGTTAATAATAGAGACATTAGCTAATTCCTTTTTCATTTCAATTATAAATTTCAATCTTAATGTATTTTCCAATACCGATTTATAATGTTGCATTAAAACTAATTTATATGCTTCAGAATCTTTAGTAACTATTACGGTATCCATTGCTTCAAATAAAGCTTGGCGCATATATACTAAACTATCCAAATGTTCTTCATAAGCATCTTTTAATGCATCACGCCCATTGAATGGTTGAAGTCTTGTACCATACTTATGATATCCTGTACGGTCCCTTAATTTAATATCATCCATCAATTTTAATTGTGTTTTTTCTTGTATTGATCCTGGAGGAAATTTTTGTCTTGATAAATCACTTAATACAAGATCCCAAATAGCAGGTTTATTATTTACTATTGGAGGCGGTTCTTTTTTCCATAATTCTTCATTCATTTTAAATATATCCCAAAATACTAAATTTTCTTTTTATCATTATTCATTATAACATATTTCTATTTGGTTGTCAATTACCAAGTTTTCTTAATTGGCGGAGCAATAGGGTGTGAATTATCTTCATTTCCTATATCATCAGGTCCATCTTGTGCATTTGGATCTATTTTGGTATAAACATCAAGGAAACTAGTTTGAGTATTTAAATCAAATCTAGCAATACTATCTCGAATAGCCTTAATTCTATTACGTTTAAAAATGGCATAAGCTTTCACAATATATACTAAACGACCAGTACTAATTGTTTCATCTACACCACCTTGATTATATGTTTGCCGTATATTTTCTGCCCATTGACACAAACAATCAATAAAATCAGGAGATTCAATACCATATATTGATAAATTCTTTTTAAGAATTTTGGCAGTTATTTTTGAATTTGGATATCCTTGTTCATACATTAAAGGAAATCTTTCCAATAATGCTTCATTCATTACATTTGTTCCAATATATTTACCATCTTCACTACCTCGACCTTTTGTATTAGCTGTAGCTACAATATTGAAACCCTTACAAGGATGCACCCAACGATTAATTTTTTTAATATAAATTCCACTACCTTCTAAAAGAGGTTGCATACATAAAAATTTGGAAGAACCTAAATCAATTTCATCTAATAAAAGAAGTGCACCACTAGGATCTTCGGCTGCTTTAACTGCTGGTCCATCTTCCCAAATTGTATCTCCATTAATTAACTTATAACTTCCTAATAAATCACTTTCATCCGTTTCAATCGTAATATTTACTCGATACAAATTTTTCTTATTTTCTGCACAAATCTGTAAAGGAATTAATGTCTTCCCAGATCTTGTGGGACCTGTAATATAAAATGGTAGAAAAATACCACTATCAATAATAGTTTTTACATCATTATAACAACCAAAAGGAACAAAGGTTGGGTCTTTTTCAGGAATAAAATTATTTGAATTTTCAATTTTCTTCTTCATAATGTATATTATCCAATTTTTTATTCTATTCCAAAAGGTTTCGCTTTTACATCATTTTCATCTTACCATACTTCAGGTTCAACTGGCTCCTTTGGAACTTTCAATGGTTTCGTTTTAATTACTACATCTTTAAATGCCACAACTGGCAATTTTAAAAGAACAGTCAAATCATATCGGGCCCGTTTATCTGGAATACGAACCTTTAAATTCTTACTAATCCATGATGGTGCAAATTTTAAACCATTAATCTCTTTTGTAGCTTTTAATAAATCAGAACGTTTTACAAGATTTGCATTCTTTCCAAATTTTGCAATTAGTTGATCTAAAAATAATCTTTGGCTTGTTGTTAAACTTTTTGGTGAATTATTATCCACTTTTTTCTTGGACATTTCTAACCCCTATCTTTAATTATACTATATTTTCAATGAATTGTCAAGTACCCTATTTAATGAATCTTGTTAAAAAACGCGGACATTATAAAATTAAGAAATCATCCGTATAAACCGAGTGAGAACTACGCGTTGTTTCCTCTGTTTCAATCCATGATCAGTCATTGCTGTTACCATTTGACGATTACTCATTGGCATTGCTGGCGCAAACGGACTTGATGGTAAATGAATTTTCAATTCTTTTCCTCCAGGAATAATATAAAATTCATTATATCCCATATCATCAGCCAAAATAAAACCATTTTTATTAAATTCACCTCTTAATTTATTTTGGCTATCTTCATCTATCCATCTTTTAGGACATAAAATTTCAAACGCATGATTTTTTAATTCTTCAGAATCTCCCGAAATAAAAAATCCAATAGCATTAACTCCTGTACGATTACGGAAAATTTGTAAAAATTGTGAAGTATTTTCCATAGATGATACCGAAATTGGATAATCTATATGAGTTATTGGATCTTTCAAAAATATATCATTTTTATTACAATCAATAGGTAATACATGTCCTTCTTCATTACCTACATAATAATGATCTGTTGTTGCTTCACCATCTGTAATAAAAATTGTATTTACTTTTTGATATTTCTTACAAAATGGTTTAACCATCTCTATCGCAGTTACAATGGTTTCATTTAAAGGAGTACCTCCCATTAAATCTGTGGGTGGTAAAGAAAGTTGATTACTAGAAGCCATCATTAATAAATTAATACAAGCATCATTAAAATCTGTGGCGGACATATTACTTGATAAAATTTGACGTAACTTAAATCCTGCAAAAAAAGCAAAATCATCTTTATGATGTATAAATTCATCCGCGTTTGCTTCTATTCCCAAAGAAAAAATATTTTGCTTACTATGTGTTGCATATGATCCAAAAGTATAAACATCAAATGGAATTTGTTCTTTTTTAGCAAATAAAACCAAATTCAATAATTGATGAATAGCTCCCAACATATGTGGTTCCATGGAACCACTCCAATCAACAAAAATTTGTAAAATATGATTCTTACCTTCTGGTATAGTGGCCACTTTCAACATAATATCATCTTCAAATTTATACCTATTTAATTTATGAAGATCGATAATTCCCATATTTGAAATTTGGGTTCTACGGTATGCATCGGCCGCTTTATGTATTTCAAATTCTTTTTGTAACCATGCAACCACTGGTTTATTTTCTTCTTTAAATTTTTCAAATTCATTAGTATGAAGAGAAACCATATTTGGTTTTTGATCATAAAATAATCTAATTTCAGAATGAACTACCCAATAAGGAATAATAATTTGATCTAATTTTGGAATAGGTATACCTAAATATTTAACATTTTTAGCCATAGAATCAATTAAATTTTCTTGAGATTTTTCCCAAGTTTTATCAGTTTCCGATTCTATAGGAATATCTAATTCCGATTCATTGTCCTTTTCGGTTTTAGTGGTTTCTTTGGATTTTTTGTCTTCATTGGTTTCTTTGGTTTCTTTGGAAGTATCTTTTTTAATTTCATTTTCTTCCTTTTCTGGTTCTACAGTATCTTCCTCATTATCAGATTCATCAATATCTGAATCGGGATCAATTACATCAGAATCTTCTTTTTGAGATACATTCTGTTCTTTTTGTTTCTCTTCTTGATTTTCTTCCTTTTGTGATTCTCTTTTTTTCTTTTGTTCCTCTTTAGCATACTTATATAAGTCAAAACAAATATCTATAACATCATTAAATATTAATGCTTTTTCAATACGATCAACAAATTCATGTTCAATTGGAGAAAAAATAATTGAAGAATCTCTCGTTTTAAAATAAACATTAATACGGTCTATAATATTGAATTCATTTATATTACGAGATTTCGTAGCAAAAAAATCTCTATCTACTAATTCTTTATATCCATTTAAAAATGCTTTTCGGCCACCAGGATATTTGATCTTTATAAGTTTTTCAATACGGCAATCTTCTACAATATTGATAAGTCTTTTTGCAGCCCGAGGATGAATAGGATTAACATACATACATGCTTCAGTAAATATATTTCCTCCTTGTGTAGAAAATAATGCATGTGATACTTCATGAAGGATAAAAAGATCATATATATCATTTGATATATCTTTCCAAATTGGAAGAGTTAATATTCTTCTTTTTGGATCGAAGGACGCAGTACAAATACCCGCATGTACTACTGTTAAATCTTCTTTAGCTAATAATTTTGCCAACATCTTTTTGGATTGAATGTTTATCATTTAATCTCCAAAGACTTCAAAATTTTATTTTGGATCATTCCCGCATGGCGCAAAAGTCTCTTTCTCTTCCACCTCGTACAGCCAAACGTGATCGTCTTGGTGGCCTCTCGCCATCGGGATGATCCATCGAAGGTTTGGAACCACGTTGGGGAGGTCCGAAACTGGGAATATGCGCACCTCTTCGGACTCCAGCGTGCGGCAAGCCTCCAGTTTTGTTGTGTCAAAGGCATGAAAGAACTCAACAGACCAATCCTTCCCAAAAAGTCTGAGAAATAGCGTCCAACCCACGGCAACTCCAGCCTCTTCATTGAACTCGCGCCACATGGCCGCGCTGGCGCTTTCATCTGGCAACCCAGGCTCTCCGGATGTGCGCTTACCGCCGATGGCATTCCAGTGCCCTACCACCGAAGCAGGCCCGTGGTTCTTGTGGATCAAGGCTACCTTGGAGCCGTCAGAACTGAAAAGAAAACCGGCAACGTACTTTGTCATTCGGCCCTACCTCCCGCTGTAGTCATGTTTTAGATGAATATACCAACTTCTTCTTACATTTTGGACAAATTCTACTATATTCATTCATAAATTTAATTATAACATGATTTATGTAATTTGTCAAGCGCCATGAGCAGTACTTTCATGATAACCCGCGGCACTAATTTGAACAAATTCAGCATTCTTCCATAATTCTACAATATTACGTGCACCATTATATGAAAAACCAGAACGAACACCTTCCATTAATTGAGTAAGAATTGTAGATACATGTCCTTTATATGGAACTAATGTTTCTTCACCTTCAATATATCCTTGTTTTTGAACTTCAAATTTTTGTCCAAACGATGCTGAACCGCGATATATTTTGAATAATTTTCCATCATCTTTAATCACATTACCTGGAGTTTCTTTTGTCCCAGCAATCAAATGGCCTAACATAACTGAATTGGCTCCAGCGGCTAATGCTTTTACAATATCACCAGAATTCTTTATTCCTCCATCAGCAATTAAATTAATTTTAGGAAAAAATTTCCGAATTCTAAAAATACTTTCTAAAGTAGGAAGACCAGATCCTGTAACAATTCTTGTAGTACATTGACTACCACTTCCAATCCCCACTTTAAATGATAAATCATATAATGGAAAATTACCTCCCAACCTTTTTAAAAGATTATCAATACCTTTAGGAGTTGCATAATTACCTATAATCAATCTAGGTGTTGGAATAATTTTACTATAAATTTCTAAAATTGTATTTTCAACTTCAGGAGAATCAGCATGAGCCACATCAATACAATATCCATAGGGATGATACTTTTCACACAATCTAATTCTTTCTAATGCTTCTTTATATTTCCCTTCAACCGAAACAAATACAGGTGGTTTTTCATATTTTGGAAGTAAATATAATTGTTCTTTAGGAGAACACATTCTATGTAATACTCCAACTCCACCAAATTTATACATTTCTATTGCCATATCGGTTTCTGTAATCGAAGACATATTAGCAGATAAAATGGGAAATTTTAATGGAATACCAGCAACCGAAGTAGCCAATGAAACTTGATCACGACTACCTCCAAATGTTCTTTGTGGAACTAATAAAACATCATCAAAACTATTTGCATATAACATGTTTCTTCCTTATGAGTGTTGTATTTCTCTACTATCCTTTCCCAAATTTGCGTAGTTTCTCAACATACGAAAATTTCCTTATCTTTAGAATCAATAACTTGAGATTTGCATTAAACGTGCAACTATAATAGTATGACAGTCATACTCGTTTTAACTGTATTTACAGTTTTTGTCCTCATTGATGCTATTCAGAGGAAACACCAGAAAAGCTAGTTTTCTGGATATAACTTGGACGGAATGTCTTGACCGCATCAATAACAATTTGTTGCCGTCTTCGCATTTCGTCCAAGTGAATTACACAAATTGAATTTGGATCTTCATGTTTCCCATAATTTTCAATTAAATCAATTATACTATCTAATAGTTTATTAAATTCATCTAGGTTAACTTTAATTTCCACATTATTCTTTCTTCCACACATAAACCGGCTCATATTTCCGGAATCGTCCTAATACTTTGATATAATTCTTACAAAGAGGGGTTCCATCTTCTCCAATGCGATTCGCACCCGGCATATTCATTAATACCATTTTTTCAACACCAACAAATTTCATTCCAAGTGATTTCAAAATCTCAGAACTGTCTTGTTCAATTGGCATACATTCTTTTCCATAAAAAACATCTGCTACATTCCAAAGTAAATATCGATTTTTCTTAAGATAAGAAACCGCAGTTTCTAAAGTTGGACGTAAAAATCCTTCTCGCCATGCATCATATTGAGGGAATTTAATACATGATTGTGTTTCATCTTCACTATATTGTTCCTTTGAAAAATATGGAGGTGATGTAAAAACAAGGTCTAATTTTCCTTTATATTTTTTGAATTTCTTATCTTTTCCAATTACTTCAGACCCTAATTGAAATACTTCAAATGTATGTGGTTCATAACCCCAATGTTTCAATGAATTATTAATAAATCCTGCCAAATACTCGTAACGAGTTTTTCCAAGTTCATCAATAAAATTATCTGTATTTGGATCTGTTCCAATATAATGAATATGTCTATCATCTAATACAGTCATTGCACCCGCAATTCGGCCACCCCAACCCGCAGATGGGTCATAAATGTTAATTACTGGTTGATCTTTAATATGGTCTGTATATTTTTCATAAAGATATTTGGCAACCATTGGTGGAAAATTTACTGCTACTTGAATATAACCAATTTTAAATGCTGTAAATCCAAGTGGAAAAATTCGAGTTGAATTCTTAAAGAAACGGATATGGTATTGTTCTTCTTCTTTTAAATCCTGTTCCATTGCTTGAAAATATGGATCTAGATATATTTTTATCTTTTTATTTGAACCAAAAGGTTTAATGAAAGCTGGAGGAAGTTCTCCTAATAAATTAGTTAGGTGTTCTGGACCTATAATTCCTAATGTAAATAATTCAATAATATCAGCTTTAGAAAGCCATAAAAATTTTGAAGCATCAACTTGAGTATAACCACTACCTGTTTCACCTTCTTTGGAAGGTTCAACACGACTCAACCAAAATCCATATTCACCAAATTTTACAAAATCTCTTTTGAATAATTGAACCCATTCTTTACCAGTAGCCGCTGGAACTAAACCCATATCACTATTAGCTAAAATTGAAATGGAATATTTGTAAAATGAATCTTTACGAAAATGTCTACGGCATCCTTTTTGCATCCTATTTCGGAATCTATTATCTTTGAATAAATCATAAACTGCATACCCATTAAATCCCTTTTCAGTCACTTTAGTTTGATAATTTATTTTAGCACGCATCATGGTTGGAAAAAATTGATTCACACATGATCCCATACATCCATCATTAATAATCACATTTTCTTTTCCATCTAATTCATCAACATAAGGTTTTGTAGATCCTGATTTAGGTTTATATCGTGAAAGAGTGATTCCAGGAGTTCCACTCATCTTACGGAATTCTTCTTCCATTTCAAATTCATTGGATCCAGCTAATGGTGGAACTCCATATTCATCCCATACCTCAAGCACACGGGCGCGCATCTTATCAACCCACGTTTCGAATTCTTCATTATCCATTAGTAACAATTCTTTAAATGTTACATTGATAGATTGATCTTCAAGAATATAATCATTTCTATCCCAATAATGTTTTTCCATCATAATTACTCCAAAATGCTAAATCCCTTTTCTTCAATAAATTTCAATGTATTATTAAACTTATCAATCAATAAATCACCTTGAGGACTAATAACAAAAATATTTACATCCTTACTTAATAACTGAATAATCTTTAAAAGATCATCCACACCTGATGCATCCAAACTCTTTTCAAAAATTTCATCCATTATCAATAAATTCGTATTTGCGGAATTTTTTAATCTAGCAATTTCTCGCCATGTAAATAAAATTGCCAAATCAATACGAAGTTTTTGTCCTTCTGATAATTGATAATATGTTCTTTCTTTATTTCCACGAATATGAATCAATTCTTTAAAATTCTCATCAATTGTAAAATTAGCAAAGAAGTCCATAGCTGCCAAATATCGATTGACATATTTATTAATAATTGGAAGATATTGCCTAATAATTTTAGTTTTAATACCAGTATCTTTCAACATTACAGAAATTATATCCAAATAATGTTTTTTGGATGTTAATTCATCTCTTTGTTCCATCAATTTGGATAATTCTTTGTATAAATCTTTCAATTTATCTTCTTGTTCTTTAGTATCTCCACTTTTTTCCTGTAATTCATTAATATCTTCTTGTACCTTTTCAATAAAGTTATCAATTGCACGAATTGAACTTTGTAACTTATTTACCTCTTTAGAATTTTCTTCAATTTCTAAAAGGATCTTTTTAATTCCATTTAACCTAGATTCAGATTCTGATAATTCTCCCTCCAATTTAATTAAAGCAGATTCAATTTCTTTAATTAAATCACCTTTTTCATTCAACATACTATTTCGAAAAATATCATCAATAGTTTGCTTACATGTTGGGCATTTATCAGTCTTTTTATAAAATTCTTGTTCTTTTTCAGTTTTATTTTTATTAGTTCTAAGTTTATCTTCAGTTATTTCCAATTTTCTTATACGTTCCTGAAGATTTATTTGTTCAGAAGTTGTCATAATCAATTCAGTTATAGCTTGTTGAATATATTGGATTTTTTCGTCAACTTCTTTTCTTTGTTTTAAATTTTCAGATATCAAATTCTTTTTTTCAGTAATCGCATTAATATTATCTGATTGTAATTTTTTGAGATAACTTTTTACCAATGTTATCTTTTCATTTTGTAATTCAATCGAATTACATAAAAGGATATATTCTTCTTTCATTTCTGCTATGCGTTGTTTAAGAACAATATTCATAGCTGAAAAAATTTGAATATCTAATAAATCTTCAATTAAATAACGCCGATCGGCAACTGATAATTGCATAAATGGTACAAATGAAGCCGATCCCAATACAACCACTTGCGTAAAACTTTTACGATTTAATTTAAGAATAGATTGTTCTAAATATTTTTGATAATCCCGAGATTTAGATTCTTGATCTACCATTACTTGATTAATATAAATTTCAAATATTCTTGGTTTTAAACCTCTACGAATTTTATAATTAGTTCGACCAATTGAAAATTCAATTTCAACAATCATTTCCTCTTCATTTGTATCATTAATTAAATCTGGAATATTAACATTTCGAAAAGCTACTCCAAATAAACCAAAAATTAAAGCATCTAATACAGTTGATTTCCCTGTTCCATTAACACCATAAATTAATGTCGTAGGAGCTCCACGTAAATTTATTTCAGTAAAATTATCTCCTGTATTTAATAGGTTTTTCCATCTTACTTTTTTAAAATTTACCATAATTTTTCTCCACATATTTAAAAGCTTGTAAAATTATTTTTGGATCATCTTGTAATAACCCTATTCCCCTATTACAATTACTACATAATAATCCCCTAATTTTTCCAGATTTATGTTGGTGATCTACAGCAAATTTTCTTCCTATTGGATCCTTATCAATTTTACATATAGCACATTTTCCTTTTTGTTTTTTTAATAAAATATTATATTCCTCTATAGTTATACGAGACCATTTCCTAAATTTATCAGATCGTCTTTTTTTATTACAAATAGAACATATCTTCATATTTGATCCTATAATTTAAGAATATTTTTCAATTTCTTCAGTATTAGATAACATGATGGTCTTATCTGGGAAAACTACACTCATGCGCATCTGTTTACAAAAATGCAACAATTCACCCGCCAACATAAGTGCCTTCATTCTAATATCTTGTTCCTCTGAAGGGAATCTTGGATAATTAATGAACCCAACAATCAACCCAGGTTCATTACCTTTCTTATATACAAATTGAGTCCTCGTAACAGTAACACAAATACTGATTCTATCCACCCATTCTTGGATAAATTTCTCAACTGATTCAAATGGCATTACTTCATTAGTATATCCTCTACGAAGACCTACATAAATTGTTGCTGTAAAAGTTGGAACTGTCATTATCTATCCATTCCCTGAGCTTCAGTATAAAGGATTTTAATTTCTTCTTTAATTTTGTCTTTATTTGAATCTATTTCCAAATTATCAACATATTTATTCAAAATTGTTAAAGTATCTTCAGTCAAATCTACTTTCATATTTGCATCTTCCTCAGATAATTGTAAATCATCATCAATTTTTACATCTGCTGGATTCATATTAAATAACTTTTCAATAAATTTATCAAAAAAGAGTGGATTTATCCTATTTTGAACTATCACTTTTATATAAGCACCTTGGTACTTATCATTAATCTTTTTCAATAAAAAATCTAAAGTTTTTTCTTTATCATCATAATATATCTTATAAAACATTCTATAAGGATTTTCATGGAATTCTAATTTCATAGTACCTGATTTCCATGTATGAAATCCTCGTGGATCATTCATATCATCAAATTTAATTTCATAAGGTGACCCCAAATATGATATATTTCCTTCTTGAGATTTATGATGTAAATGACCGGACCAAACACCTTTAAATTTTTTAAAAATTTTGGCTTCCAATCCTTCTGCCAATCTTAAACTACGATTTACCAAAAATCCTTTAATTTCTAAATGTCCCATAAGGATTTTAGCAGTTGTAGTTTTAATCATTTTCATTGAATGTTCATAATTTTCTTCATTAATCCATGGGACAAATAATATTTTTGTTTTATCAAATGTCACTTCTGTAGCTGTATCAAAAATTTCAATATTAGGATACATTCCACACAATTCTTTAACAGCATTTACTTTAGATGTATTTTTAAAATAAGTAGTATGATTTCCTAACATACTATAAAGTTTAATCTTTCGTTCCAATAATCGATCAAAATACATTTCCCTAGATCTTTGAAAAGATAAAAAATTAACAAATTTTCTACGATCAAATGTATCTCCCAAATCAATTATTTCAGTAATTTTATTTTTATCAATAAATGGGAAAAAAATGTCATCATAAAATTTTTGGAAATAATCTAAGAAAATGGGGCTATCAGAACGAGCACCAAAATGTTGATCGGCAATAATTACTTTAATGGGATTTTTCATTTTTCTTGATATATACATCTCCCCAATCAAAATTTTTACAATTAAAAGTATTTAACATCCAACTAATTTTACCATAATCTACCCAATCTTTAAAATGAAAATTTGGTCCTTCTCCAATTACAACATTATATTCTCTGTCTTTATATCCTACATAATCCAAACAAGCAAATGTATTTTTCATCAATTCTGCCATAAATTCTATAGAAATGATATCAATCTGTTTGGTAAGCCCTTGTAAAACCGATAATTCATATCCTTCTACATCAATCTTGATATAAAACGGTTTACCATATTTGGCAATCATATTATCTAATGTATCGGTTTTAACATATTCTGGTTCTTTATTCCAAGAGTGTCCTTGAAATCTATGGCCAGTATGTCCTATGAATTCTTGTGACATTGAAGTAATTTGGTTTTCAGTTGCTCTCCAAATAGGCGCTGTACCTACTGAATTAGATAAAGCTACATTTTCAACTGTAATTCCTAATCGCTTTTCAGTAAATTTTGCTAAATCTTCTTGCGGTTCAAATCCTATAACTTGAGCCCCCGCGGCCATATATTGTTCTGCTTTTCTCCCAACATTACAACCAACATCAAATACAAATCTGTTTTTAAGTAAATCTGTTATCTGCATACCATAAATTTCTCTATACCAATAATTTTTTTGGGTTGTTTTTTAATAGGTTTCTTTTTCTTATTTTTATTTGCTTCAAATTTTTCAATGGTATCATTTTGCAATTCTCGCATAAATTTGATAAAAGTATTAGCATATTCCCCATTATCACCTTTTTGAGTAGCAAAAAAATCTACCATACTACGAATACTCATTTGTTTAATATACTTATGCTTTTCCTCTTTAGAAATTCTTCGATAAAAAGCATACGTCATAATTTGAGTAAAATATGAAAAAGGATTTTTATATTTTCTAGGATTAAAATTTTCTAAACAAAGGACCGCATTTTCTAATGCATCTCCAATCATTTCTTCTCTATATGGCGTAGTACTAAAAAATCCCTTACGTGTGAGATGTTGTGCTATAAGCACTAAACATTCTCCAATATAATTATATTCAGGAGTTTGAGGTCTTTCAAATTTAGGTAATTTACTCTTAGGTATTCCTTTTTTTAAAAGGACCTTACATTTCTGTTTATATTTTTTCCGTAAAGGTTTTACCTTAGGGAGATATTCTTGGAAAGCTTTTAAGAAAGTTTTATTGTCTACTGGCCAAACAACCTTTGGCCAAACCTTGATGGGTTTTTTCAAATTAAGTAACCTATTCCTGAAGATTTTTTTCTATTTCATTAACGTTCTTTCATTATAGCAAATTTTACTATAATTGTCAAGCCTTTGGTCTATATTTCTTTTAATACCAACAAGATCCAAATTATTTTCAAAAAACACTTGACTTCCACAAAAAAACTTGCTATAATATACATGTCGTTTAAAAAGAGGGGCCATGGTATTAGTGGCCATTAATAGACATGATGATATTATGTGGAGAAGAGGACCATTAAGGCCAAAAGAGTGGATATTATGACAACATTATTTATAATGATATTGGCTATCTTAGCATTATTAGCTATAGGAAAATTTATCATAATGGTAGCAATTTTAGCATTTAGATTGGTATATATTATTGTAGCAGCATTCTTAACTTTTATTATTGGATCCGCAATTATCATAACTATTTGGATTGCAATCCATGGGTGGGTCTTTTCAATCTAACTTTATATAACTTATAATCAAATTTTTCATTATTATAGATATTCATCCTAATTACAAAATGTTTCATGGTATGGTTTTTATGACTTTTATATTGGAGAATATCAGAAATATCATAAAAATTTAATATATCTTTGGAAGATGCTTTTCTTAAACCTCTTCCAATAGATTGAAGTAAACGAATACAACTTTTAATAGGTGAAGCAATAATCAAATTATGTAAATTCCTAATATTCACACCTAAAGAAAATGTACCATAAGAAGCTACGATAATAGCATCTCTTTCTTTTTCAGTAATTTGTCTAAATTTTTCTCTAATTTCCGCATCTACTTTACCAGAAATAAAAAATACTTTTCTTCCATCAATAACATTATTTTTAATAGATTCATAAAGAATTTTCCCATGACGATCAACTAAATTAAAAAGGACAAGAGTATTTCCTTTTAATGATATTGCAAGATTTCGGATAAATTTATTCCGCGCCTCATTTTCAACCAAAAATGTAATTTCTTGTTGATATTTGGCACCTTTCATTTTTTCACAAATTTCTTCTGGATAGTAAAGCATTAAACAATTAACTAATATATTGGATAGAATTTCTCTCTCTATTAAAAGTTTAGTTGTAGTAACTTTATATACTCGTCCAAACAAACCTTCTAAAACTAATTTATGTGTTTTAGTTCCATCTAATGTTCCAGTTGTACCAAAACGATATTTCGCATTCATGGATTTGTTCATAATTTTTATAAGAGAAGCAGCTTTAAATAAATGAGCTTCATCACCAATTATCACTTCAAATTGTTCAAAATATTCTTCAGGTAATTTATAAATGGATTCCCAAGTTGATATAACAATTTGTTTTTTGGTTCCTTTTTCTTTTCCTTGATAAATCATATGAGTTTCATCTCTAACATCCCATTTATCAGCATAAGAATATTCCCCAAAATCTGTAAACATTTGAGAAACCAAATTTACAGTAGGTACTATAATAAGAATTTTTCCTTTTATAAATTGTTGATAATATCGAATTAAAAGATAAATGATTAAAGATTTACCTGATGCTGTAGGGCATAATAAAATAGATCTTGAAGATTGGACAGAATGACGAAAAGCATCTAATTGAAAATCGTGTGGTTCAATAGGAATAAAAATATCTTTTTCATTTTTATCTTCTCGTTTTACATGGATATTTAAAGATTTTGCAAATGCTAAAGCTTCTTTAACAGAAAATTCTTCTTCTACATCTAAATCTTGTCCATTTTCATATTCTATTACATATTCATGTAACCTAGCATATTCTTTAATATGTTGTAAAAGACCAAGATAAATTTCTCCTGTATGCTTATTATAGAGTCGTATTTGTCCGTCCCAAAGTTTCATTTTATATTTCTTCATAAACTTGTAACCAGGAACAAAGAAACAAAAGAAATCGGATAAAGAATTTACTATACTATCTGAAGCTAAAACTTCTAGGAAAATTTCGTCTTTCTTTCGGATATAGAGTGTATTATCATTTAATGTCATTTAAGAAACCACTTGTCATTGTGGCCGCGAATGTGATTCGGAGATGGTGAATGCATGAAGCGTTTCTGAATCCATATTACAAAATTTTTGTGCATTTTCTTCCGTAAGTTTCATTTTAAAAACTCCGTCCAAACTGAATATTCAATTATGCGACCTACCTTTTTCGCGGCCTCTTGCATAGGTTTATTTTGTGAATATATACCACCAGAAATTCTTGGAAGACCTTGTTTAATTATTATTTTTTTCAATTTAGCATACATCTTTTCATATAAATATTGGTGTCGGTGCGATTTTTCGACAAAAGTCATTCGAATCCAAGCATATTTTTCATCTGGGTGGCACGTAAATGTTATTAAAGCTACTGGTTTATTTTTATATTCCATCCAAATGACTTCATGATCTCCAATTGTATCTTCATTTAAAATTATTAAAGGATCTACATATTTAATTTTAATTAATTCATTCCATCCTTCCATCATTAGAGGAAGACAGGGAGAATTGGAAAGTTTTTTATTATATTTTAATGAATAACTCATTTTTCATTTCCTAAATACTTTAAATAATCTGTAACATTTTTCATAAGCCAAGTTCTTTGACCAATTTGATCCATTGTGCGTTTTAAAAGGTCAATTAATTCTTCTTTAGATTCTATTTGGGTTCTTAATTTTTGAAGATCTTCATCCGCTGCAAGATATAATTTAACATCGGTATCAGCAATTCTTTTTAATAAAGGTTTTTTGATATAGACTTCATCTGGAGCTTTTTTCCTAAAATATTCCCATCGTTCTAAATATAATTTATCCCAATCTCTTTCAAGTTTTTTTAATGCTAAACGTTCTAACATAAGCATTTTATTATATTTATGATGTATTTTAGGAGTACGGACCGCCTCATAATTTAATTCGTCATGTTCAATTCGGAGATCTTGTAAAATTTCCGCTTGTAATTCAGATAAAGTCATTTTATGTTGTAGAATCGTCTGTTGTATCAGGTTGAGTTGGAGTTACACTTTCAAAATCATAATAACTATAAGCAAATCTTACAGTAGCTTCAATAGCTATAGGTTCATTTACATCATTTGTTAAATGAAATCCACTTAAATAAATTGGAAAAGCATCACGAAAATAAAAAACAATATTAGGAACTGATTGGTTAGTTAAAAGTATCAATTGAGCATCTGAAGTTAAACCACCTTCTTCATGTGGTTGTAATTGTTCTAATTTCACAGTTTCATAATCAGCACTGGTTTTTACCATATACATCAATAACATCCAATTTGCTAATTCGCTCCAATTATTCATATCTGCATCAACAATAAATGTTACTTCTAATTCTTCAAATTCAATATTTAATCCACTTCTTGGAATAGGATTTACACTTGTTACTTGTTTCCAATTACTTCCATTCATTGATGGAATATTACAACTATTACTAGATAAAGATAATTCTGGTAATTTAGTTAAGAAAAAAATAAATTTATTGGGATATAATGGATTGACATTTTTTGGTTGTCGATTTAATGCACCATATAATTGAGATTGATCTGTTTTAGTTATCATAACACTATTATTTATTATATCATATTTTAAAGGATTTGTCAAGACAAAAAAATGGGGAATTAAGGATTTTAAGGTCCCTAATTCCCCGGAATTTTAAAACCAGTGGCAATTGATTATAGAAGATTGACCACTTTAATCATACGGTAATATGCACTTGAATTACCCTGGAGGGTAGCATTCGCGTCTGACCAGAATGGATTTGGCGCCAAAGCATACCGAGTCTTAAAGGCAATCTTCGGTTGGAAGGTATGAGGATCTTGTGCTCTAAACAATTGTAGAGGTACATATGGACAATAGAAAAGACCTGCATCATAAGCATTTGCACCCTTATAACCTACTAATACGAATTCTTCATTTGTTCCACTATTACCAAAATAAGGATCGATATATACACGATAACGTCCATTTAATACACCAGTGAAAGTATTTCCAGTATCATCTACTGTTAAATCACTTTGTAATGCAGGTGTATAATCTAATTTTCCAGCCATTACTAACGCACTAGCAACGTCTGAAGAACAGATTATAACATTACCTCTTCCACGACGCGTCGCCTTGGCAATAGCATTAGCTTCACGTTCAACTTGGAAGATAAGACCCTTAAATTTTTCAACTGACCAACGACCATTGGCATCAATGTCAAGATCGAATGTTCCAGGAACAGTTGTTTGTGCTGCACCAGTTACAGATACATAGTAAATTGTTCTAATAACTTCACGGTTAATTTCAGTTAAGATTTCAGCCGAAAGGATATTAGCCAATTCTGTTTCAGCATCTAAACCATGGATAGCTTTTAAGTCTTGTGCAACTTCAACTGAATATTCAGCTTTTAATGCACGGGTTTTAGCTTCCACAGTAATTTTATCAATACTGAAAGCCATCTGATTAAAATCAGATCCAACTCCATCACCTAAAGCTTCAGCTTGTGGTGTGGTCATAGGACGACCGATTGTATAACCAGATACACTTGATACTGGTGGGAATCCAGTTGATACAGGATCTGTTCCAGATTGAGATGAAGCACCAGGAAAACTATTCGATCCAGTTTGTCCTAACCAATCTTGTCCAGAAGGTCCATTAGGATCTTGACCAGAAAATTGTGTTTGGGCTTCATTGAATAATGCTTCTGTTCCTTGTTTGCTAGTATAACGTGACTTCATGGCAAAAATTAAACCGGTAGGTCCAACCATAGGTTGCACACCACAAACATCGTATGCAATCAAGTTAGGCATAGCACGTCTTACCAATGAAATCAAAATAGGATCGAAATTAGCAATTCCGGCTCCTGTACTTAATGTAGGTGCGGATTCTTTTAAAGTTTGGCTTTGTTTTTCAAAATCTTCACTTTGATTTTCCATTAATGTAGCAATTACACGCCGTTTGTGGCGATTAACAAGTTTGCCATAACTTGGATCATCAAGAATCGTTTCCCACTTTGTAACCAATTTATCAGTGGTCATATCGTCTCTCATGTTAATTAATTCTCCTTAATTCTTTAATACACTATTATGGAATATTTATAATCCATTAATTTTTAGCCATTTGGTGTAATGCTGCTTTAACTGATTCTACCATTGTTAAAGTAGTAGTTTTTGTATCAGTGGCATTATCCAGTAATGTCTGTTCTGCTAAGGTTTTTGGCTTAGGTGATTCTTTTGAACTAACTACATTGTCTCTTAAAGTTGCTAACGCAGTTTCAAATTTCTTCGGTGTAGTGAATTCAACACTTTCAGCCAAAGTTCTCAATTTTTCCACTTGTGTAGTTGCCAAACCTTTTGCTACCCGATCAAAAATTTCAGAACGTTCATGTTTTTTAACTTCTTTTTGTAAAGAAATATTAGTTTCGATTTGTTCATTTAATTTTTGTTCTAATTTACTTATACGATTTGCCATTTCAGAAACAACATCAACTTTTTCTTCTGGTAATTCAATATAATGTTCTTCGAAAAGTTGTTTTAATTCACCAATAAAAGATTCTACTAATTCAGATTTAATTGCACTTTCCAAAGGTACTTCATTTTCTTTGACCCAACTTTCTACTACTAAGTCAAGAGAACCATTTACTACTTCTGCCAATTCTTGGCGGATTTCTTCAACACGTTCATTAAGTTTTCTCGTATTACGTTCTTTTAATGTTTTACGATATTCCTTAATTCTATTAGAAAGAGTAGCTTCAAAAATAGTAGATGTTTTTTCTTTTAATACTTCAGAAATAGGATCTCCAGCAAAAAGAGCAGAAGTTGCTTCTTTTACAGCTTTCTTATCAGCTTTTTCATCTTCCTCTTCTTCTTTTTTCTCTTCTTTTAATTTCTTTTTCTTTTCTTCTTTTTCTTTTTCTGCTTTACTTTCTTTTTCGTCTTCTTCTTCTTTAATACCAGGATCTTTTTCGTGAGTTTTTTCACCTTCTTCATTATCATTTTCTTCCTTTAACCGATCAGCTTTTTCTCCAGATCCTTTAGCTTTATCGGTATAACCAGCACGTTTATTGGCATTAGAAGTTTCTTTTTCTTCTTCTTTTTCTTCTTTAACTTCTTTTTCTTTCTTTTTCTTCAAAAATGGAGGAAGATCTTTCTTTTCCTTCTCTTTTTCATCATCTTCTTCCTCATGAAGACCATAAACTTTTGGAGTAGGAGGAAGTTCCCGAGAACCAGGATCTTTATTATCTTTATCTACTCCACCCAATTGTTTACGGGGCAAATCTGCATTTGTAGGAAGATGTCCTGTAGGACCTTCAGTAGGTGAAACACCTGGAGTAGTTTTTAATGTATCAACGGCACCTGTAGGAATTGGTCCTGTAGCATCAATTTTACCGTGACCATCAATAACACCTTTAGTTACATCTTCACCTTTTTCAGGTTTTACTTGTGTAGGACTATTGGTACCATAACGTTCTTCTGATTCTGTCAATACGGTCTTTTTTTTGCTGAGGATCGCGTCCAATTTTTCGTTAAAGGATTTCATTCTATGTCTCCTCGACTATTAATCAAAATTAATGGATAAATATCTCTTATCCATATTTATAAAAATCTATATCTTAAAACGGTCATCTATTTCCGTTAAGAATTCTTTATAAACTTGTAAACTAACTTCATGTAAAGAATTTTCTGAAGCTAATTTAATAGCTTTTTTCCATTTATCTAAATTTGCTTCTTGAATTAATCCATCAGCAAAAATGTATTCTTTATTTTCCATTACACCTCTAACAAATGCATCAGGTGCAGATGGATCCATAACAATATCTGCCGCAGTTGCTAAATGGAAATCACCTTGAACCATATCAATACCATTTGTACGCCGAAGTGTTCCAACTGCTCTTGAAGATACTCCAAAAAGGATTTCTTCTTCCAAAAAATTTTGAACAATTTTTCCAAATGGTGAATTAGAAATTCTTGCTTTTCCAATATAATTATCACCATCTTTTATAAGTGAAATAATTTTATGTGAAACTCTTTCAGGATTTACTGTAGGACCATCAGGATGTCCTAATTCTCCAACTGCTCTATTTTTAAGAACCATTTCATTTACATAACGGATTACTTCTGGTTCCATAATCGATTTTGGATATTTACGTTTATTTTTATTAACTATTTCTTGTTGTAAAAATACACCTTCAATCATACGGTAGGTCTTACCATTAAGATCTTCTTTTATGAATTGAAATTCATCACATGCCTCAATTAGCATGTCCATTTCAACACCATTTAAAATGATTTTAGACATATTATTTTAATCCTACAATCGTACCGGCACTGGAAGATAATAGATACAGGATCTCAATAGGATAAATGAATCCAGGTTCAACAGTAAGTCCCGCAGTTTCCCCATAAATGGTTTGAATAACTATAACTCCACTTGTACCAGCCATAAATGCACTATATGCACCGGCTGATCCACCACTAGCTAATCCGGAAGTACCGGCAGTAGTAACCGTTAAATTTACCACGTGAGTATAAGGATACATTACTTACCCGCCTTCGCATCCTCGTGTTGCTCTTTATTTTCACCATGTTTTAGGTGCTTCATTTTATCTTTAAAAGCCTTGCGCCGAGATGCATTTAATTTTGCTTTTTCATCTGAACCTGGAAGAGTATCAATTGCTTTCCAAGTTTTAGCAACTACTTGTTTCTTTTTCTCTTCTAAAATAACTCCAGCCTTTTGATACAATGACCGTTCTAATAATTCAGTAGATCTTAAATAATCTTTATTTTCAATAGCTGTAATTATATCTGTTTTAACCATATAGATCTCCAATTAATATTTAGTCATTTACCATTCTTTGGCAAAAGTCTACAGCTTTAAGGAAATGTGTTTTATCACCTGTTAAAAGGTCTACAAAATATTTTAAATTATCTTCTGTTAAATTTTCCATTACTGTATCTATTTTTTTAATTATAGATTCATTTAAAACCATTCTATGTCCATCTTTAAGTACTAAAACTGATTCATAACGAACGCGTTTATTAGTATCTTCATCATCCCGTAAACCTTTTCCACTTTGTGAATCTTGGTCATTTGATTTAGTACTATCTACCCTAATTTCAGTTCTTGTTGTTTCTCCAAGAAAGGTGTTAAAATATTCTCTTAAAGATTCTTCTTTAATTCCATATTGTTTAGCAGCCATTTGGATAGTATTTTCTAATTCGAGATTATTTTCTAATACACTTTCCACAGTATAATCAATAGCTTCACGGACCTTAGGTTCATAAGATTCATATGGATCTTTATCTTTTTCAGGTTCCAATAATAATTTCTTTCCTTCTGTTAAAACTTTCGAATTTAATTCTCTCTTTTTCTTATTGTAGGCTTTCGTTACTTTTTCAGTAAGAATTTCATCTACATTACTGATTAGAGAATACGGTGCCTGATTCTCGCAAGAGAGAACTATATTTTTAACGGATTTTGGTGTCATATATTCTCCTATTCTAAATTCCAATTAATCTTTAGTATTTTCACTTCTTTTAAAATTTCGGGTATAATTTCCATTATATCAACTTCAGCTTCTAACCCATGAATTGTTTTATCCAATTCTTCTTGTGTATAATTTCTTTTGGCATGTAATTGCCCAAATGCCCCATAAATTTTTGTTTTCATTATTTATTTTTCTCCGATTTTGATTTTTTAGGTGCTGGTGGAGGTTCCTGTTCAAATACACCAGATTCTAAAGAAGCGATTCTTTCTTTTTCGTCATCAACTTCAGGTTTTTCATTTTTAATTTGGTCTTTCATAATTTCAATTTGATCTTCATCTAACATTAATACATTCTTGAATATCCATTCTCTTGAAAAATATCTATCAACAGGAGATTCTGGGTCAATCATAGTTAATAATTGAAGTCTTTTTGTCCAAATTTCTTGTTCTTTAGCTTCAGTAAAGACCGAATCTTTTTGATAAGCAATAGTTATATTATCTCTAAAATCTCCCCATTCATCTTTAGTAATAACTCCACATAATTCTAATTGAATTTTCAAAAGTTCTTTAATTAAATGATCGAATCTTTTACGAAGTTTTACAATAAATCTTGAAAATTTAACTTCATCTCTTGAAATTTCAGCTTCACGACCAACACCAAAACCACCATCAGATTTTAAACGTGATTTAGGAACATGTAAAGCTTGATATAACCGTTCCTGGAAATACATAATATCTTCAATTTGTCCAAGATTAGTTCCAGCAGGTAAAGTTGTTACTTCAGTTCCTCGTCCACCTTCACGTCTTGGTAAGAAAAAATCCTCTTGCATCGATAAGAATTTATGGTCATCTCTAACATTTCCTGTATCAGAATCATATACTAATTTATTACGGAAGTCATTCATAATAACTTTAATATAAGCTTCTGCTCGGTTAGTTGGCATATTACCAACATCAATATAAAATACTCTACGTTCAGCCGCACGACTTAACCGATAAATAACATGAGCATCTTCCATTGCACGTAATTGATTGAGTGGTTTAATTGCTTTATGCAAATAACTTACAACCATATTCCGTGTACTATCAATTAAACCAGAATGAACATAACAAATGGCATCAGGAGCAATTTTAACTCCAATTGCCGTTGTTGCTTCAACATTAACAATTCCACGTTCATTATAAAGGTAATATTCTAAAATAGAATCTACAATTTCAACTCCACCTTCACCTAATTTCTTTTTAATTTCACGGATTTTACGAACTCTTCTAGGATCTAAATATCTTAGTTCCTTAATACCTTCTTGTGGTGTATCTGGATCAACTAATATATGATAAAATAAACGTCCATCAACATACCACCGTCTAAAAATTTCCATACCATCTTCATTGAAATTCAAAAGTTTAAGAATTTCATCAAAAGCATCATGTATTTGCTTTTTGACACTTTCAGGTTGTTCTAATTGTTCTAAATTAATTGATAATGCAGGACGATTATCTTCTTGGACAACTGCATCAGTAATAATATCTTCTATTGCTTGGTCACACTCTGGTTGCATGGCCATGTCTCTATACCGAGTAATTAATTCAGCTTCGTTTTTAGCTGTACCTTCTAAATCTACATAAGTTCCATAAATTCCACCAGAGGCAATTTGTGAGGCACCATCTACATTAGCTGGGATAGCAAATGATTTGTATTTTTGGATAGGATTTTGAGTTCCTATCTGAAATCCCAATAACCGAAATGCCTCCATTAAATAATTTTTAGCCATTATGATTCACACTTTCTAAATATTTTTTATGAGGGGCTTTCATTTTTAATTTTGTTTCTTCAGAATGGTGTTGATGTTTAGCCATGATATCCTATTTTGAGGGGAGATTAATCTCCCCTCTTTATCTATTTATTCGGATTAATTATCCGTTCAAAGGACCAGCATCTCCATCAGTTGTAGGACCATTAACAGATACAGCATCCCACCATTGGTACCGAAATGTACATTGGAACTTTTCAATTGTGTTGTTTGTTCCCCAATCAAGTTCCATTGCACCTACTTCAGTTGGAAATGCTCCATTCATTTTATATTGTTTAATAGTAGGAACATCTAACTTTGAATATTGTTGAACATAAGCATCCACACAATAAGCCGCAGGAGTAGCCGCTGCATTACTACGAATGTTAGCAACATGGGCATTTAATGCACTTAACCAAAGTTCAAATGCATCTCTGATTAAGAAGTTTTCATCATTCATAATTGTTACTGTCCAAGGATCAAATTCACGATCACCAGGATAGTAAGTTTTACGACCCATATATGGTACTTCAATTTCACCTAATTTATCCGCTGGTAACGAACTTGTTTGGGCTAAAAGTGTAACTAATCCACTTGCAGCCCCCACTCCAGTAACTAAACTAGGAAATTGTAAAACGATTTGGAATAGATTGGGTCTGGTACCAGATCCGGTTAAGGCTGCTCGAAACCCTGTAATACTTCTTGCCATAATAGTATCTCCTTAAAACCTTTCTTAGAATTGACCAACAATCTCAGTGAAATCTACTCCAGTAGGAGTAGCAATGAAATTTAATTGAATATAATTAATAGATTTAGCTGGTTGTAAATAAATATCAGCTTCGAATTGGTGTGCATCAATCATTTGTGGTGTATTATTTGTTGCATCACAAACAATTAGATAATTATATAAACCACGTCTACCTTCAATATCACGTAAAAATGGATCAATTAATCCACGGAATTGTGTCCGAGTAGTATCATCATTCAATTCGAATAATGTATATTTTGCCGCTTGTGATATTGCTTGTTCAATATAAATGAATAAACGCCGAACATTAATACGATCAAAAGCTCCCGGTTTAGAAACAAATGTTTTATCACCAAAAAGAACCGGTCCTTGACCTGCAAATGAAACTATGGGATTTATACTTGCTTGATATAAAACATCACGATATGCTTGTTTTGGATTCCATGCAAGAGAAACCACACCCTTTAAATTACCACGATTTAATCCAGCAGGAGAAAACCATGGATCACGTACTTGGTCAGTATAAACACATAATCCGGCTGTATCTCCATTTCCTGGAACCCACCGATAAACATCATTATATTTATCATATTTCTGTGACCAATTACCATCCATAAATGCATAAGATGAATATGGTACAGTATTTGCATAAGCAACAATATCTGTTGCTTCATTTCCTGCATTATAAACAACTGCATCTTGAGGAGGTGAAAAACAAACTACACAATCTTGTCTTTCTTCTGCAATTTCTGTAATCAAATATCCAACTACAGTTGCATCATAATTTGCAGTCAAAATTAAACCAAATGAAAAATCATCCACATTAAATAAATCATAACCTAACATTAATTCTCCATCAGTTACAGTATTATTTCCATCATTTCCACCTTCAAGAAGAGTAACATATTGAATTGCATTTGATCCACTAGTTAATGGTGTATGACCTATTGCATAAACTGCACCAGTTCCACTACTTGTGACAATTGGGATAACTAATGCTGCCGCGGCAGGAACATTATTAATTGCACTTACAACTTGGTTTGCAGTAGTAATACCAGCAGTTCCTGAAGTTGAATTACCTAATGTAACATTAATAGCTGTACCAACTACAGATACACTAGCACTTGTTCCATTTGTACCAAGATTTGTATATTGAATTGTAATATTATTTCCAGCACTTCCAACATTTCTAGCTGTATATAAAATTCCAGTAACACCAGCTTCTAATGTTGAAGTAGCAGCCGTTCCAGCTACATAAAGAGTATCAAAAACCGTATTCTTAGCTTTAGATCCCCAATTATTTAATGGAATTGTTGTCGGAAAATCTAACCAATAAACCCAACTTGATTTACTGAAAAGAACATTTGGATAATAGATACTATTCCCTTGAGAATCTTGAGCATCTGAAGCTTTAGAAACAAATGCATAAGATTCAATTACATCACCAGGGGTTCCTGTAATTGTTCCTAAAGTATCAACAAATACTAAATGAAGTTCATCATTTGATCCACCTAAGGCCGCAGTATATGCAGAAGTCCCTGGAGGATTAGAGAATAAGCCTTTATATTGCCATAATGCAAATTGTTCTGCACTATCACAAATCCAACATTGTATACCATTTCCTAAATCACCCGGATATCGGGCAGCAAATTCACCACTATCTGTTTGTTGACCAGCAGCAAAATTGGTTGTATAGTCGTTTGAATTTTGAATTCTTAAACCAACAACTGGAGTTAAAACTGCTTCTTCAGTAATAATATCTCCACCTGTTGGAATAACTGTAATCGATGGAGGCGAATCAATACTTAATCCTTCTCCAGAACTTGTAACTATTACATCTACGATTTCTCCATTAGCAACAACTACTGTAGCTGCTGCTCCTGAAGAACCAGAAAATTGTAATGTAGGCACATGAACATATCCTGCACCTGGGACAGTAGGTTCTACATATGTTACACCATCATTAATAACCGCAGCATTTCTTGCATCTGCGGAAATTACTCTTACAACACTTAAATTATTTCCATATTGTAAGAAACTTGATGCTGTAAACCATGTAGCAGAAGTATCGTTATCAGGTTCACCAAAAGTGTTTTTTAAAGTAATTTCACTATCTACAAGCGTTTTTAAATTTGCAGGACCCCATGTAAAAGGACCAGCCAAAACACCACCAGTTTCAGCGGTTCCTACAACCGTTGTATCATCATCAATTTCACTAAATTGAACACCTGGACTTAATAAATTAAATGCCATCTTGTATCTCCTTAATTCTTATAATCTTTTGCCAATTATGTTTTAATTCTAATTCATTAAATATTTATTATTTCCAAGACTTTAAGCCCATCCAACTTCCTGTAATCTTTTAAGTCTATCCATATCAATAGATGCTTTCCTTTGTTCTCTTTTACAAAATTCATCCCAAATTTCACTTTGAGCACTTTTCCAAACACATTCTTTAGTTAAAATTTCTTCTTCTTCTTCAATTCCAGTATCAACCCACCCATAAGGTGTTAAATCGTGTTCAAAATTTGGTGCATAATCTTCTTGTAAACTCTCACGAAGTTTAGCTTCTACCAAATCTCTAAAATGTTTTTGAGTTGTTAACCAAGAAAATACTACAAGTGTCATTACCAAATCATCTTTTTTACCTTCATCAGCTTGGTATTTGTCATTTTTTAAAACAAATGAAATCAATTCATCTTTAATATCTGCATCATAAAAAATTAATTTTTTATTTTCAATAAGAGTTTTTAAATTGGCGCATCCAGTTCTACGTACTGGTGTACTCATTTTAACACCGCGTTGAATATTTTTACCTACATTTCCAAATCCTGTTGCTAAAATTTGGCCAGATCTTCCTTTTGTAGCTACCATTAAAATATTTTCATACTCATGAATATGATGTAAATCATCTGCTACTTGATATCCTGGTCCATCCATTTCTAAAAGAATATAAGCATTATTATATCTTTTAGCTACAGGAACAATTTCATCAGCTAATAATACTGGTGGAATTGTATTAGACCAATATTTAGCTACTACTTCATATGGAGAATCTGTTACATCAATGACTGTAAATGCTGAATTATCTAATTGTTTTCCACGGGCTGTATCTACACAAATTACATAAATATGAGGTTCATCTATAGTTGATGAAGGGTCTTTCCAAACATCAAAGAAATGTTGTGAATGTTTTGGAGGAAAAGTTTCTATTAATTTTAAGAAACGTCCTGAAATTAAAGTAGCACCAGATCCAATAAATTCGCATCCAAATTCTTGGTCAAATCTTTCTTGACCAATAATTGATATTGTTTGTTCTGCCCATTCTGGATTTTCATGTCCTGGAACTTCAGTATAATGAACTTCAAGAGCATGAAAATGATTCCACAAAGGATGGTCATGAGGAAAGTTTGCTTTAACCCATAAATCATGAAAAAGATTTACTCCATTAGGTGTTGAAACAATAATAATTTTAGAAGTTGTTCCTTGAGAAATTACAGGATAAGTTGAAGTCCAGAATTTATCAGCTAATTTATTATCAATATGAGCAAACTCATCCAAAAAGATAACATTAAAAGTTTGTCCACGTACAGATGCGCCCGTAGTGGCATAAGCTGCAATAATACATCCATTTTCTAATTCAATACGAGTTTTATTCCAAACTTTAACACCTTGTTGAAGCCACATAGGTAATAATTCAAATGCTAATTGAATTTTTCCTAATAATTCAATGGCCGTTTCTCGCTTATTTGCAAGAATTCCAATTTTTTTATATTTATTAAATAATACGTAATGTAAAAAATATGCAACCAATGTAGTTGATTTGCCTGATTGCCGAGGCATAACGGTAATTACAAACCGTTCTTCATGGACTGTTTTAACTAATTGGGCCTGGAAATCCCATAATTTAAAATCTGTAACACCTTCATCAATTGTAACAACTTGAATATAATTTGTAATAAAAAAAACAGGATCTTCGGCACACTTTTGTAACTTTTCAAATAATTGAGGTGTCCATTTAACATGAACATTCGTATCTTTAAGAGATGGATTACCTAAATATGTACTCATTATCCTATAACTACATAATACCAATTGTAGGTAGTTAATGCAGCCAGAGCCACAGAATTTGATTCTAATACCCATCCAGAAGAACTTAAAGAAGTTACAAATGGAGTAGCAGTTGTTAAAGCGGCCGCCGCAGCATTTCCAGGTTCTAAAATGATTGCAGAAGGAGCGGCTGGTAAATTAATACCAAAAATTACTGTAATAATTGGAGAAGCTGTATTTGGTGAAGATCCTGTTGTAATAGAAATTAATCCCGCAGCATCTTTACCAGTTATAGTTGCTGATCCACTTGTTCCTGCTCCTACTCCAAGTGAATAAGTTCCAGAGGTTCCACCAGCCACAATTCTTGCTGTTATATTTCTAGCCGCAAAATCTCCATTAGTATCTCTCCGAACTAAAGTAGATGGAGTATTAATATTTGTTGCTTGATTTCCGGCTGAAGTTGCAGAAGCAATATTAACCGCAGTTTGACCACCAACTGTAGCTACTGAAGGACTTGGATAATTTCCTGTTAAATCTCCACCTGCTGTACCAAATGTTACTAAAGTATTTGTTACAGAAACTACACGCCCATTACTATCAGATACAAATACTGGGATATGTGTTGTATCTCCATATGTACCTGCTGAGCCAACTAATATTAATGTTGGATTTGGATAATCACCTGTTAAATCTCCACCAGCACTTCCACCAGGAGCAGAACCTGTAATCTCAGCACTTGAAGCTGCAATTATTCTACCCTTTGAATCTACAGTAATTACAGCCACATGACCATTATCTCCAAAAGTTCCCGCAGTTCCTACAGAACCTAAAATTGGGTTTGGATAATTACCAGATAAATCACCACCAGCAACCAAAGCACCTGAAGTACCACTAGATAAATTACCCCATACAACAAGATTTTTAACTCGGAAATCAAGATATGTTGAATTTGTTTTATCTTTAACTTCTAAACCTACCCCAACATCATTAAGTAATGGGCCATTTATACCAATTTGAAATGTATCTGAATCGGTTCCTGTATCTGTATTTTGTACATGAGCTTCTGAAGCCGCAGTTGCAATATCACCTGCGGAAGCTCCACCTACAGTTACGACTGTAGGATTTGGATAATTACCAGATAAATCACCACCGGCTGTACCTGATGTACCTATTACATTAGATAAATTAATTCCTAAAGAAGTTTCAATAGCTTTAATTTCGGCCGACCATTGATTTGCTAAATGACTAAAAAGATATCCATAACCAATTGTATTTTGTGCATGAGTTGCAGGTGTAGTTCCAAGTTGTCCACGAGAAACAACAAAACCACCTGTTCCTGAAGTTGCTGTAGCTAAAAGAATTTCATTATCTAAAGAAATATAACAAGGTAAATTAATAAATGCTGATGGTGTTGAAAATGCTGCCGTACCAGAAGAACTTGTTAAAGCAATAGATAAATTTGAAAAGGCATCATCATTTGCAATTGGTAAAGTTGTATCTGTTGCTATATTTGTTGGAAATGCTGCCGTATTTGGATTCATATTTAATTTCCTATTTCTTTACTTTTAAGTTTTTCGGCTTTATTCTTTCTAGCCTGTTCTAATAATTCCAATGCATCCATTGTTGTTCCTTCAAAAATGAATGTATTATCTCCTGGTTTTTCTGAAAGTATTTCAGGCATATTCGTAGTATTTTGTTGAACTTTCCGAATATCTTTTTGAAGTGTCATTAATTCATTAGTTCCTTCAAGTAAAACTTTTAAAAGAACACCAGCAACTTCAAAAGCTCTAGGATGTTCATTATCTTTTGCAACATCCATTATACCATCTAAAACTTCATTTCCTTTTAATAATAATGAATGTAAATTACTTCGTGCAAAATCATAATCATCTGAAGCTTCTTTTGTAAGTCTTGGTGCTGGTTCTACAACAACTTCTGGTGAAGATATTGCAGGTACAATTTTCTCTTGTTCTTCAAATGGCATTAAATCATCTATTTCATCTTGTGCCATATTTAATGCCTGTGTAATTTTGGTTGCAATGGGCTGTTTAGGTGGCCGTCCTCTATTTGCCATAAAAATATTTATTCTTCCGTAATATCTATATTATAAGGATCTTCCAAATTCCCAGTATCTGGATTTGCTGTAACAATTACACTAGCTCCTGTATCTGTTAAATTTACAGTAGCATCTGTAATAACAGGTTTTTGACGAATTGGAGGATATATATGTCCTTGTGCTTGGAAATCAAATTGCCATTCAATAATACGTTTATCTTGAAAATTTCCTTCATAAGAATCATTATGAGAAGAATTTATCAAAGTTATTATAATATCTCTTTTAATACACATTTCTGGAATATCATCAATAGATACTACATAATCTGGTTTAAAAAATGGTAAAATTTGTTCTAAAATAGCATAAGAATCGCTTAAAGTACGTGCTTGCATATATAATGAAAAATCAAATAACATTGGTACTGGATTTAATTGTACTAATGCTGAAGGTCCATTTCCTGAAGAAGCCACCCGATAATAAATTGAACTTAATTTTCTTTTTCCATCAAAATGAGGTGCTTGTGTTAATTCAAATGCCATTCTAGGCAAAACAATTTCTACATGCTTTTGTAAAGGTTCATTTCCGGCATTTGGATCTTGTTCCATACGAATACCCCATTTTTCTTTAGCTGCTTGATTTAGAGGTACTTTAATGGTTTTAACTGCTTTTGTTTTAGGATCTATTCTTTGGATAGAAATATCGTCAAAAATATATCCAAATGCATTAGTAATTTTTTCGATAGTATGAAAATTGAAAACTGGGTTACCTAGCATATACTCCTATTTATCGTTTCCGTTGTAGCAATATATTAGAATCGGTAAATTCTCCCACCTTTTCAAAATCAGGAAGCATTTTTAATAATTCAGATCTAAGTATTTGTCCTTCATACATTTCATTTTCATAAGATTCGATAAAAATCCAATCTGTCTTTTTCAAAATTTCTTTTCCACCTTCGATTAGATTTTTTTCTGCTCCTTGGATATCTACAAATAAAAGATTAATATGGTCAATATTTTCTTTTTTAACTAAATCATCTAAAGTCATACAAGGAACTTTGATTGTTTTATCAAATTTTACTTGTGGATGCATTTTCAAATGTTCTTTAGGTTTAAGAATAGAACTTGAATGGTCATTTATCCCATCATCACTATTTGAAAGATTAAAATCAATTTCACCAGTATAATCTGCTATAGCAGTTTGTATAATTCTAGCTTGAGGAACATTACAAATTAATTGAAAAATATGCCTAGGATCTGGTTCAACAGCAAAATATTTTGGTGTGCAAACACAAGCATCATAAATCCATTTTGTATCTGATCCATTATATGCTCCTAATTCTACAACTATTGGATTTTTATAAGAATGTAATAATTGTTTAATATAAGATTTATCCATTGTCTCCGCTGGTTGGAATTTATATAAAATGGGTTGATGAACACCACGGACAGAAGTAAAATCCATAGCATTAATATTAATCCTCCATCCAGAAAGGAAAAATTTATTTAATTTTTCAACATCTCCATTTTCTGAACGATTCTCATATTCATGTTGAACTATATTGTTTGGAATTCCAACTAAACAACTATGATTTGCATAAAGCAATTTTATTGGTGGTGTTTGTGATAATTTATCTTCAAGTTGATTTGGAGTATTAAATTCAATAGATTGAATTCTAGGAAGTATATCTTCTGTTCTATAAATATTCCCATCAAGAGATAATGAATAATTAAAATCTAATTCACCTTCATTTTGTGCCTTATTTTGTGCATAACAATATGTACAATTTTTACCCAATCTAACAGAATATGTAGAATTATTTTCTAATTCTGGAATAAATGGCATTTGCCGGTAAAAAATATCATCATCAACTAACATCATCGTATATGGTTTAGAAGGATCTAAAGCCTGTAATAATAAAGGTTTTAATGATTTCGTTTCTGATTGATTAATAAAATTTGCTTTCGGATGAGATGTGGCAACAAGATAATAACCTTTAAAAAATTCTTCATTTGAATATTTACAAATAACAGATAAATTTTGAATTCCTTTAGAATTTTGTTTGATACTTTCTAATAAAGCATCTAATTGTGCTGGTCTATCTTTAGAAAAAACTATAACATTAATTTTATCATTAAAATCTTTCATTCTTTGTTCATGACGTAATTTAATACGTGCAATCCAAGTAGCTTCTTGTTCTAAAGAATATCTTGTATCACGATCTAAAGGACCGCGGCTTGTAAAATGGAATAAAGGTAAATTAACAGATTCAATTTTCCATCCAGCTTCAACAACCCTTAACCATAAATCCCAATCTTCATAAGTTCCATTAACACAATTAAAAGAAGCCGCCTCACAATAACCACCTAATTGTTCTACAACCAATCGCCGTAACATCGAACAACTAAATAGTCTATTTCTATTTAATAAACGTTCTACGGTAAATGGAGCATCACCATATGCTAAAGTACCATCATTAAATACTAATCCAGGTGTAACTACAGCTACATCATCTTTCATTTTTCCTAAACATTGTGCAATATAATCCGGCTCAATCCAATCATCAGAATCAAGTGGTACTATAAATTCACATTCAGGTGGAGCGGCTGCAATACCTCTATTTTTAGCGGGTCCTTGATTTACATCTGGATTTTCAACCCAAGTTACACCTAAACGATTAACAATTTCTTTTGAATTATCAGTTGATCCACCATCTACAACAATGATAGCTTTTGGTTTTATTGTTTGTGCTTGAGCACTTAAAATTGCTCTTTCAAGAGTTTTCCCATAATTATAATTAGGAATCACCACGGCAACTGAAGGTAAATTAATGGGTTGAATATCAACTAATTTATTTGGTTTTGGTTCTGGAGTAGAATAATAACTGGTTAATAAAGAATCACCTAAAGATGGAAACATATAACGAATTTTTTCAACCATATTACCAATATTATTTTCAATAAAAGTAATATTTTCTCCAGCGACATAAGAACCACAATATGTTTCTAAATTTCTCATCATAATTGGCATATTCCAAGATAATGCTTCTTTAATTACAATGGGAAATAATTCAAATTTAGAAGAAAAATAAAACAAATCACATGCCGCATAAAAATTTTCTGTATCATGACGTTCTCCCCAAATGACACAATTTTCTGGTTTATTTTTCATTAATGGTTCCCAATAATCTTTAAAATTAGGAGCCTGATTACCTACAAAATGAAATTGAATGTCTGGAAGTTGCCGAGCAATTTCAAAAAGTTCTCCTTGATTTTTACCTGGTGTAAAAAGGCCAACATTTAAAACATGATATCTTCCAGGATCTAAACCCAATTTACCTAAAGCAGCTTCACGTGGAGGACGTATATGTGGTTCCGTTTTATATTCAGCAATACTTATAGGTACTCCTAAATGTTCATACATTTTAACATGCCACGGACTAACAAATACAAAACGATCTGGTAAATATCTTTTTTGTTGAGGAGGGACAACACATGCTCCATGAGATGTTTCTAATATTTTATATTGCCGTTGAGAATTATAAATCATACGAATAGTTTCATCTGGCATAAAATATTCAGGAAATTCTTCAATATGAATTATATTAGGTTCAAAATCTTGGATAATATTTTGTAATTGTTTATGGCGATCTCCATCCAATGAATAAAATTGGCAAATCTTCTTTATTTTTCGTTTTTGGACATCAAATATAGGAGCAATATCTTGCCATTCTACAACCACAACATCACAACCAGAATATCTTAAATCTTTTACACAACCATATAGATATTGAGGTAATCCACCAGTTGACATATGAGGTGTAATAAATAATATTTTTTCTTTTCCAATTTTATTTACTGGAGTAATATTTAATTTTTTATCAGATACAGCACGCTCAAATGCTGAAATAACCATTTCTGGCGTAATTGCAGTAGAACATTCTAAATTTTTATTACGAGGACATAATCTTCTATTACCACGATCAAAAGATGCATCTTTATCGCTCATACAACTATTACATACATTTAAATTAATAACTCGATAACAATCTTTCATTTCTACAAAAGGAGCAGTTGGACCTGAAATAATAATTGTTGGAACATCAAGACCCCAAGCTAACCAAGAACAACCAGAAGATATTCCAATAAAAAAATCAGCATGTTGAATATTATGGATTGTTTCTAAAAGATCTCGGTTATTGAATTTAATTATGTTTTGCAATTTAGATGGTTCTTTAGATACAGATACAACTTTATATCCTTGATCTGTTAAATAATTAACAATCTTTTGCCATCCGCCTGTATGTAACCATTCCTTACAATCAAATGTTGAAAATTCGGCAATAGCAACATATTTTTCTGGAATGGGTCTAGGATTTGTCGGCCGACAAATTTTAGGTTTAATTTCTTTGTAATCTAAACCAAGATAATCTGAAGCTACTTGTTGAAGAGGAATAGTTCTCCAATTATTTTTATTTTTACTATAATCATTATCAAATACTCCAATCATATATAATGCATAACACCCGGAAATATTAGATCCAGGAGTATAAAATTTCAAATTAGGATAAACTTTTTCAAAAATTTCATTATGAAAAGTTGCTACGTTAACATCACATTGATGTTTTTTACGAAATTCCTCTACATAAGGAATCCATGCCAATGTATCTCCTAATGCATTACTACAAAATTGAATAAAAACTTTTTGTTTATTGGGATTAAAATAATAATCAATAACTGGTATATCATCTTCTGTTAATAAAATTTTCCAATTTATAAAATATTTAATTGTTGATTGGCACCAATATACATTTGGTGTATTCTTATCTAAATCAACTTGATAAATTATTGAATTAGTAATAGCATCTAAAAATGTGACATGATATTTTGCAAATTTATCACCTATAACCTCTAATTTAGCTCCGTCAAAAAATGATATACGAACTTCATTTCCTTTAAAAGTTTTAAGGGCAATTATAGTTGCATTTTGGATTTCAAAACGTTTGGGATCATTTGGTTTAGCATGTGTGCCTACATTATTTTTCACTTCAATAGGTGTATCCATTAAAAATTATCTCCTGATAATATTTGGGGTTTGTTTTCAAATATATTTATTATGAGCAGTAATGACGGTCTCCAGCACAAAACCCCAGGGGCTGTGATCAATTTATGCTAAACAAAGTGGTCGCCAAAGTCAAATAAACTGCGTCAAAACCCCCTTTAATGGGGGGTTTTGTTACACAAAAATCAACTATCGGCGCGCGCCTTTCACGCGCCCTTGGGTGGGTCTTAATGTCTATTAAACGGCATCCTATAAGGCTTAAGTTGGATTCTATTTCTTCTATCGGCAAATTACTTTTAAGTGCTCAATCAACTTAACATCC